TTATGATGTTGGCAATTCATTCTTAAGAATGGATTGCAGCACACTCTGCGCCTCCGACATCGTAACATCGTCTAACTTCTTATCTGAAAAATCTGATTCAGTGGCAGTAACATTCGCATTCACATATGTGCCAGTTTCAGACTGATTAAATTGAGTGGATACCGATGAAATCTTGCCAGCAGTAAAACTCCACCCACCATTAACTGCAATTAGAGAGTCAATTACTGATGGAATCTTATCCACCGCACGTTTGGATAATTCTTTTTTGGTTAGATCATCGAAAGTTTCATCTTTAGCTAAGTCTGTCGGATAAATAGTGACATTTGCCGTAATAGTTACTCGACCTTCTACTTCGCCACGAAGACCTGCAATTACAGAACTCGTATTACCAGTGCCATCGATACTATAAGAAATGCTAGTGTTTAATAATTCCATTGTTATTCCCCTTTTCCATATGCTTTGTCAAACTGATCAAATACCAATGCGTATACTAGAGCTGTTTGACCTTCCAGCTCATACGGATAGTCTTCAAGCGCATGATACAAAGCTTTCATTCGTGCAGAATATGAGCTAATTTCAATGCTTACAGGTTCGTCCACCAATTGATCAAACTCTTTTTGAGCTTCATCCATGGTATAGTCATCTTTCAGAATTAGAGTCTTTTTGTCTTCCTTATAAACAAAGTTCCCATCTTTATCCGTTTTAAAGAAATTCTTTTGGGTTGCTAATTGGTCAGCGTTAAATTGCTTATTAAGATCCTCTAGATGCTTAATTAACCACGTCCGCCCAAGCGAAGCTCGGCCTTTAAGCTTGAACTCTGATAAAGTATTGCCGATGGTTACTAGTTGTCCATTTGTGAATGTTACTACTTCTTTTCTTGCTGTCATAATTGACTATACCTCTTTCATTTGTTTGACTTCATTTCTAATTCAGTTATACGATCCCGATAGTTACGAATCAATGGGATAAGAGCTAATGCGACCCGGTCGTATTGAATACCCCGGACGCTACCATTATCATCGTACTCGACAAGTTCATTCAGACCAGCGTCGTCCAGATCATCAGCAATCATTCCGAAATAAGTTTCTGGAGTTTTAGCATTAGAATCACGAGTTTTTTCTAATACTTCTTCTTTGTCTTTCCAGTGTGCAACTGGAACTTCTAGAAGTTTATCACCCAGCTGGGTCTCAAATGTTCGAACGATGTCGGTTTTGTACTTAGCAGCGGAAGTTGACGGAACTAATGCACCGTCTGGTGCCAGATATGCGTTTGCACCTTTTGATGTTGTATGGGGAGACTTTATATAAATAAAATTGCCTTCCATAACGATGTTAGAACCACTCATACCAGACCCAGAAGTGCCATCATCACCAACTTTTATATACGGAGAATAACTAAGAGTACCATTACTAAATTGTTTCCCACCAGATATTAATACGCCTCGTTCAGCACCACCAACCTTGGTTACTTGCCACCCGAAAGTAGAATGTCCTGCTGAAATACCAGCAAAATCTTCGGTTCCAAGTGGAGAGCTAAATATATTTCCATCGTTATGTTGCACAGTCATAACAATATAATCTTTCGACCACATAGTTGCACCACCGAATGATGATGCGGCGCCTTCATTTGTAAGCCTGAAATAAGGTGTTGCTTGTGGCGATAATATTTGTGGTTGAATCATTTGCAATTGTCCACCAGATAATAAGATACGGTTGTTATTATTAGCAACTGAAATATATTTATCATCGATGTTAATATCAATTGAATTATCAGCCGAATGGATACGTCCTTTTTGAAATTCGACATTACCAGTGTCCAAATTGATTGTCAGATTACTACCGTTAATAATCCCAGCGGTAATATTGTTCGCATTCAAATGGATTACTTGTATTTTGTCGGCATCAATAGTACCAGCTTGAATTTTTTCAGCATTGATGCTTTCAATCATGGCATTCTTAATGACTGCATTATCAATATACGTGTCAGCGGTAATCCACAATTTTTTGCCATATATTGAGATTCCTTCAGTTGAAACATTGATCGCATTAATAACGCCATCTTTTGAAACTTTTAGATTGATGTCTGACTTAGTTTGTTGAAATTCAGACCAACTTGCATTATCAGGAACAAAGGCAGCAGCAGCAGTTCCTTGATTGAGCATTGGACATATCATAGCAACATGTCCACCACCATGAACACGAAACGATAAACAAACGGTTGCTGTCCCAAACGGAGGGTTAAAATTTTCAACTTTAATTAATTCAATCCCACGACTGCTTTTATGCGTTTCTTTAAACCCAATACGGTCACCACTATTGTTGTAAAATTCAATAATAATCATCGCATCGATGCCGACAGTATCAATATTTATATAAGCACTAGCCGACCATGGAATTGATAGGTCTGGTCCAATAACATACTTTCTTGAGAACAGATTATACCAAGTGTTGTCATCAGTTGTTATTGGTTGATTAATACAAATGCCTTGATACCCATTAACATATGCCCAAGCATTATTTGACGTATACCAAATATCAGTTGTCCCACCAGTCCAAGATGTTCCGTCCAGATAGTCGTATTGGAATTGTGAGTTAGTTATAAAATTTCTTGTTCCGAAAGTATCAACTTTTCCTACAACAGAAGTTATCTGGTTATCCAATTGTGTTACTTTTGATTCGTCTGCTTTTCCACGAACAGTTGTTTGAATAGAATCCACAGTTTGAGAGATGCTAGAAACTGCGTCAACGGTTGCGTTGTCAGCAGGATTTACTGAAAAGTCAGTAGCTCTACTTCCTCGTTCTAGTTTAGGCTTTAGTAAATAAACAGACCCGCCGACATTAGCCGCAGATCCAATTCCGAATAATGGAACTATTCGGAAATTTCTAACTTCCCCACTACGATCGGCCTTAAAAGTAGCTGAGTAACGTGTCCAATTAGGAGCAGTCGTCTTAGTTATTTTTACACCTTGATACGTATTGGTATCCACCCAATTAAGCCACAATGTCCAGTTAACCGGCTGTTCAGATGTTCCTAGACTATGCGCCCACATACTAATCGTGTAAACTTGTCCAGCAGTTAGAACTAGATTCTCTCCACTCCAATAAGGAGCATCAGATTGTTGCCCATCAACATTATTGTAAATATGAGCCATTCTGTACTGGCCACTATCTATAGAAATATCTTCAATGTTTAATCCTTTTCCACCACCGGGTCCACTCCAAACTCCCCATCCATCTAAAGTACGTGCGTTACGCAGCAGATTAATTCCGACCGAACTATCTTGAACCTGTTGCTGAACGGTCAACAAAGTGCTATTAAACGCAGTAGCACTCGCCTGTAACTGACTGATATTATGCTGGTTTGTTTTATTGTCAGAACTTAGTGAATCAAAATTAGCACTCAAAGATTTGCTGCTTGCCTGAAGCGTACCAATATCCGTAGTGTGCTTTCCAAGAGTATTATTGACCGTTGTGAATTGGCTCTTAAATGAACTTGAATCAGCCTTGAGGTCATTAATGCTAGTGGTATGACCATCAACCGTAGTTTTGACACTTGATACAGTTGCATTAATACCATCAGCAGTAGTGTTAATCTGATTCTGTGCCCAGGTCTGAGTTGCGTACCCATTAAGATCTTTCTGCTCAATTTTCTTGGAAATATCAGTCTTCATACCGTCCACAGTTTGCGAAAGACTGGATAAAGCAGTGACGGTTGCGTTGTCAGCTGGGTTAGGGCACCAATCAGTAGCTAAACTGCCTTTTTCAATTTTGATGTGTTTAATCTTTAACAAAGTCGAATTATTGGCATAAATATGCCAGCTACCACTAATCGCATTAACACGGAAAGTGTTTGAAATTCTTTGCCAATCATCAGTCAAATCAACTCGGCCTAAGCTACCGTTATCGCCACCACCGTAACAGAATTTGTCTCCTTGAGTATAGCCATTCCCACATACATCAGCGGACAATGTATATACTTGTCCTACCTCTGGTGTCAATAACAACCAAAAGCCCACGTAATCAATTGGTGTAGTAGAAATATATTGGATATAGTTTGTTGCATCATCATACTTCTGCATAGTATGCGTTCCGCCATTGTCAACAAACGGAAACTCAATTTTTGCTGTTCCTGTTAATAAGTTAGTTCCCACAGCGCTGTTTTGAACCTGTGTCTGAACAGTTTCTAATGTGCTGCTGACTTCCGTTGCTGTTTGTTTAAGTTGACTAATATCGTTCTTGTTAGTCGTGTTATCACTGGTTAACGTGTTAAATCCACTGGTTAATTCTTTAGATGATGCTTGCAAACTTCCAATATCGGTAGTGTGCTTGCCTAACGTGTCATTAACAGTTGTGAACTGGCTTTTAAATGAACTGGAATCGGCTTTCAAATCATTAATACTGGTCGTTTGGCCGTCAACGGTATTTTTGATACTGGAAATAGTTCCGTTAATCCCGTCAGCGCTAACCTGAATCTGGTTCTGTGTCCAAATTTCAGTGGCATATCCATTTAGATCAGACTGTTCGATTTTCTTGGAAATATCAAGTTTCATGCCGTCCACAGTTTGAGAAAGTTTGGAGACCGCAGTAACCGTAGCAGTATCTAACGGATTGGTAGAATAATCAGTTGCATGCGAACCCAGTTCTAACTTGACAAACTTAATATATAGGTCTACTACACCATTAACAGCATTAAAATAAACAGCAAAACTGTTTGTGCCGGAAGCCGCCTGCATTGTTGAGCCAACCTTAGAATAAGATTCAGTTGAAATTGTACCAAAATTAGAGGCCGGTCTACTTGAAAGCCCAACCCAATTAAGTGTACCAGTTCCTTTTGCCAACACCGAGCCGGTCGTTACTTGATTTTGGTCAAAAGATACTGTGCGACACCATAAACCACAATAATCGCCAGTTCCAGTGATATGAACGCAAGTGTCTCCGTCAGAATCAGTAGTTACCACTGCTTTACAATCCGAATTAGTTCCTCTATTTAATACCCAATAGTCTAATCCAGATGAAAAATTAGAATTAATTAGCAAGTTAGTTCCCACAGCGCTGTTTTGAACCTGTGTCTGAACAGTTTCTAATGTGCTGCTGACTTCCGTAGCAGTCTGTTTCAGTTGGCTAATATCGTTCTTATTAGTCGTGTTATCGGTCGTAAGTGTGTTAAATCCGCTGGTTAATTCTTTAGATGTTGCTTGCAAAGTGCCAATATCTGTAGTTTGTTTGCCTAACGTGTCATTAACAGTTGTGAACTGGCTTTTAAATGAACTGGAATCGGCTTTCAAATCATTAATACTGGTCGTTTGGCCATCAACGGTACTCTTGATACTGGAAATAGTTCCATTAATGCCATCAGCGCTAACCTGAATTTGATTTTGCGCCCAAGTTTCAGTTGCATATCCATCAAGATCGCTTTTAGTCAATTTGACAGCTAAGCCACTTTCTAATTCAGCAATCGTCATAGTCGATCCGTCAGTTAAAGTTTGATAACTCTGGCTGACTGCTCCAGCAATTTGCTTGGCGTCTTTGGAATCGGCTGCGGCAGATGAAGCCTGTTTTACCGCATCACTAGCTGCTGATTGAGCATTCAATGCACTAGCCACGGCACTATCAGCTTTATGACTAACATTGCCGAACTCTGATGCTGTTGAATTTGCAGTGGCAACTGCAGAACTAGCTGCGTTTTGAGCACTCATAGCATTATCGAATACACTATCAGCTTTTTGGCTAACTTTTCCAAACTCGGAAGCCGTTGATTCAGCTTTAGCAATGGCGGAACCAGCTTCACTTTGAGCACCTACTGCTTTATCCATAGCTTGATTAGCTAATGCGTTCGTATCATCGTACTTGGCCGCAAGCTGGTCAGCCTTATCACTGGCCGCTTTAGCTGCATCTGTACTAGCCTTAGCTTCCAGTTCCACTTGGTCAACTTTTGCTTTCACTTCTTCCCCAGTAGCGTCCGACACAGTAAGTACCCATTTACCAGTTCCATCTGCCTGACGCTCGTAAGTCCACAATTCAACTTTATTACCGTTCTGCTTGTACCAGATATCGTTAAATTTAGCTCCGTATGGCGGTTCAGTTGTATCTGTACCATAGATATAGTTACCCGAAGCACCTTGCCGTCCACCTAAGTCAGCAACATATTGTGATAGCTCGCCTCGCCAAGCATAGCTACTACTAGAGGTTGAGGTCTGATCTGCTTTAGAAACAGTAGACAAACTGCCATCAAACGTCATAGTATAACCATTATTAGGCACGTTGAACTTGTTGCCTTTAGTATCCTGTAGTGTTAGCCAATCGCCAGCTTCTATTGCAGGATTGCCAAACCAATTCAAACTGAAAGGGTAGAAGGTCAAGCTTTGTAACTGTTGCCATATTGATGCTAAACGATCCATTGTCATCAAATTGTTGGTGAGTTTAATCTGTGATCCTGACGCTGCACCTACTTGAAGTGTGTTTGTAGTTTCGGTACTCTGACCTGTTGAATCCGTAGTAGTCGTTGTGACCTCACACTGAATACCGCCAATTTTGTATGGTGCTTCATTTTTTGTTAAGCCACCTTGTTCATATTGGCTCGGATCTAATGTATAATCTGGCTCTGTAATCGTGCGAATTGTTAATTTGCCGTCCCTATCAAACGTTGCAAATCCAGCATAAAATTGAGCAATCATGCCAATTGCATTTCGATACGTTTGACCGGTAATAGCACTCGGTAAGTTAACTTGTACAGGCAAACGACTAATGTCAGTTGTATTGAGTAACACGCCAGCCAAATTTGCAATTTCTGCAATCACACTGGTCATTTTCGCAGGGTAAGTTAACTTAGAAGTGTAGGTACCCTCCAATAGACACATCTGGTCATATGCCTTAATTGTTGTCTCATCGTTGTTTCGGTCCATTTGAATGTCATCTGATACGATAAAAAGACCAAGCGAGCTATACTCATAGCCATTAGATGTTTTTATACCAATCTTAGGCCATACCGTCATGCCGGGTTTAAGTCCTTCAATTAAGTGCGAAAACTTAATTGTCACGCTGTTTTCATAATTCGAGCCAATACCAAACGTATCTCCAGTATAGCCACCTGCGTCATATGAAATGGATGCAATATCTGTCGTTTTATAGTCAATCTTGTTAATTGTGACAACTGCATCCAACGTCCGTTCAGTTGCCTTCCATGCAGCGAGGGCTAAATCAGATTGCTTAATCATTAATTTTCACCCGCCTACTGTTCAATGAAATCCATTGAAACATTTTGCCAAATATAATCTGATGTCACTGGATTAAGTGTATAAATCGGTGCAGTCCGATCACCAACATAAAATGTTTTGGTCACTACTGCACCTTCTTGTGGGTCTAAATAACTGCAAGAAAAAAACTGTCCAGAGACAGCTTTTAGTATTGTGCTATTCTCGGCCAGTGTTAGCGGCCCCCATTTTACTGTTAACTTGCGTTTGATTGCGACACGGTCTCGATGCAAAAGTCCATTCGCGTCACGCGATGCTTTGGCATCGATATCTTGAATTGCAACTTCTAGGGACTGTGGTGCTTTAACCACTGTCCCACCAATCTTCAGTGAATATGTCAATCGTAATCATCTCCTATAGTCTCAACATGTTTTTACCATTCTTCTGATTTACCGCGTTAATGCCTTTAATAGCAGCATTACCGAACTTCTCATCACCAACTTGCAACGTCAAGTTCACATTGATCGGTTGATTGTTCATGCTGCCGCCAACGTTTGTCATTTGTAAGCCCTGTACAATCGCGTTAACGATGCTTGTTCCAAGCTCGTTAATGCCACCACTATTCATACTCTGTGTACTTGTACTACTTGGCTGACTAGCCAGACTGCTCATATCCATCGACTGAGTTAAAGCTGCGGGCATTTGTAAGCCATCACTGAACGTTTGTCCCATGAAGCTTAGTGCCTGCTTAATCAATTGCATTGACCGTGGAATGTTAGTTAAAGGTAAAACCATTTCCGGCTTATTCTGTTCAGCCACTTCGATCATTTGATGAGTATCAACAAGACCACCGTTAGCAAAACGGCGGTGCCCAATCGGTCCACTGTGCAACCAATCAAATTTAGGCGTGCCCCAAATGACTGTATGACCAGCAGCATTGTAATAGTCTGAGTTATTCAGATAAGCCAATACTTGGTCAAATGATGATCTGAAATTATGATGTCCAGGAAAAGCAAATGCATCAAAGGTTGACTTGACATACTGTAGTGGTCCACCTGCAGGATTACCAGCTAGCGAGTTCACATCAGTAATTGTCTGCATAATATTTCGATTCCCGGTCTCTGACTTAGCCACTTCAATGATATCGTGTTGCATCTTTGACCACCGCGATTTAGGAACTTTAGTCATCTCGAGTGCGCGACTAATCATTGAATGAGTGATTGCACCACCATTTGGTCCTTCGCTCTCGCCGTATTCTTTGAGAATCTTACCGACCCAACTTTTAGCACTATCAACACTAAAATCCACCATACTTTTAGCAACATCTAGCGGATAGCCACCTAAGCCGGTAAATTTAACAAACTTGTTCATAGCAGCTTTCAATACTTTTTCAGGGTGCGTGACATCGTCCCAGATATCACTTGCCGTATCTTTCACACCATTGGCAAAACTGCCTACACTGTCCCCTATACCACTGAACAAATCACCAAAATTCGGCATGCTAAAGTTGAAACTTGGCAAATTGAAGTTACCAATACTTGAAAAGTCAAAATCAAAGTCTCCAATACCACCGGCATAGTGTGGCACCATTGCTGTTGCTTTACGAGCCGTTTGTGCCGCATTGAGAATTTGAGTACCTCTCGGAAGATTGACCATCATATTGCGAACTGCTGGGAAAAGACCTGTTCGTCCATTTGGTAACTTGTATGCTTCACGATACTTATCACCAACCTGATCATTAACGATTGCAGGACCACCTTTATGGCGACCACCAGTTGCAAATGAAGGAACACTCCAGTGACTCAATGACTTTGCTTTGCTGGAGGCGCCTACGTGATTGAGAATCCATTTAATGCCATCGATAACGCCATTAACGGCTTTTCCAATCGTACCAATTATTGCATTAGCAACATCCGCAGAACCCTTTTTTACAGACTTCCAACCAGATGAAAGACCGCCACCAATTTTACCGCCTAAACCACCGGCCCATTTTGCAATTGTTTTACCCGTGCCAGTTCTAAACGAGGCAACCCAATTACCTAACTGAGTACCGGCTCTTAACGCAGCCGTCCTAGAACTTCCCATTCCAGAATGAGTCTTCGAACCTAAACTACCGGCCCAACTAGAGACAGTCTTACTTGCGCCAGATCTAAAGTTATTAACCCATGAACCTAACTTACTACCAGCATTCTTGGCTAATCGTTTTCCATCTTCAACTTTAGTATTAACATTACTACCAATATTTGATGCCCATTTTCGAATACCGACGATTGCACCTTTAGATTTGCTCGTAAACTCAGACGTCCAGTTACCAATCTTTTTACCCGCTTCTTGAGCGGCCTTTTTACCATCAGAAACTTTCTTATGAACACCGTTGCCAATATTCGATGCCCAAGTGTTAACAGTTCTCTTAGCACCGCCAACAAACCCAGTAGTCCAATTACCAATATTCTTTCCTGCTTGTTGGAAATCCTTCTTAGCATTAGTTATATGGGTCCCAACCTTTTTACCAACACTCTTAGCCCAATCGGAGGCTTTACCCGGTAATTTCGATGCCCATTTAAGAATATTCTTACCTGTTTTTGTATCTTTAAGGAACCAGGAAGCAATCGTGCCAACCGGATTAATAATAAAACCAATTATTTTAGTCCAATTTTTAGAGATCCAATCGATTGAATCTCCAAACCATTTGGTTATATGCTTCCACACAGAATTACAAAAATCTCTAAATTTCTTATTATGTTTGTATAGCGCGACGAATCCAGCAACTAATGCCGCAATCGCAAGTACGACTAATCCTATTGGGTTAGCATCCATTGCAGCATCTAATACTGCTTGTCCGGCGGCTGCCAATTTAGACCAAATACTCCAATTTTTGAGAGCCTTCCAACCATCTGCTAATGCAGCAGCATAATCTGACCACTTCATTTTTGCAAGCGACCATAATGTCTTCACGCTGCCAACAGCTTCTTCTAGCTTATCAATTCCAGTAATCCCTTTAAAAAAGTCTCTGAGAACATGCCCTTTACCACCAATAATAGCCGCTTTATCAGCTAATTTTCCAAGTAGTCCTATTCCATTGCTTAGCCCCGTCATTGTTACTTTAAACGCAAACATAGTTACTAAGACTTTCGCCATTGCTTCAACGGCCGTATGGTGTTTATCTACCCAACTGGAAATCCCGCCTAATGCATCTGCTAACTTCTTAAGCACGCCAACGATAACTCCACCAGTCCACTTTGCTAATGGCTTTAGGAACGAATCCCATATCCATTTAAAGGCTGGCTGTGAAGCTTGAATAATGCTGTGTACTAATTTAAGTGCCGCAGATAATGCATCAAAGAACGTTGGAATTAAATTGGTAATCGTGTATTTGGCCAATGGTAACAGGATATTCTGATATCCCCAATCTAAACCATTCCATACGTCTTTGACTACTGGTCTAATCGCTTTTAGTAATCTATCAATCGATTGCAGTAAGGGCGTAAAGTCAAGTTTAGAAGCCCACTTAACTGTTGCTCCTGACATGTCATTTAACGCACCCAACATGTCATTAACCATACCGAGCAGCGTTTTAAAAATAGATGTACCAACGCCACCATGTTGCCAAGCCTTATCAAATTGACCGCCAAGTGCACTAATAGTATTAAAAATATTTGTGAATATCTTGTAGAGATTTGATGCAATCTTCTCACCCGCACCACTATTCCAAGCATTACGAAATGCTACTGCAATATTATTAAGCACTTTTATTACAGCGTTCAATGCATTTAAAATTGATTGAATAAGCTTGGTACCAGTGTTGCCATGATTCCATGCATTATCAAACGCCTTAGCGATATCACCAATCAGCCCGACTAAATTTGTCACCAGCGTAATGAGATTGGCAAAAATCCGTTCGCCCAGATTGCCGCCATTCCATGCACTACGGAATGAAGTGGCAATATCATGTATCAGTTTCAATACATTATTTAGCGAATTAAAAATGATTTGGACTAGCTTAGTACCACGACCGCCGCCACCTTCCCATGCTTGTGAGAAAGCTTTGGCAATATCGCCAATAATATTAAGCATGTCTGCTAACAATTGTAAGATAGCTTCTACTGTTTTCTGACCAGTACCGTTATCCCATACATGCATAAACGATCGCCCAACATCGCTTAGCGCTCGTTCAACCTCTTTCCAAGCATATTTAGCTGCATTCACTACTGACTTACCCTTGGCATCCCAAGCTGCCTTCATTGGGTCAAACAGCTCACCTAAAATTTTTTGCAGTTTTTTAGCTGCATCAGTTGCACTGTTGAATGACTGACCTAATGGTACGCCGAAATTGACACCATCATCGCCAGCTCCAGCATCAGTACCATCCGTCGATTGCAGTGGTGTACTTTCCGGTGCGTTTTGTGTTGGTGTTGAGTCTGGTGCCGTTTGTGTTTCCTGTGGAGTAAAAGTCTCTTTAGGCTTTTTATCGTAAGAGTAGTCTTCAGCATCATTGCTCTTATCAAGAACATTCAGTTCATCAAATCCCATCAAAGATTGCATGAGCTCTTTATTCTTTTTCTTGGTTGCTTCCATTGAGGCCTGGGACCGTTTATTTGCAGCCTCAATTGCTGCATTAGCAGCACGAACCTTGGCCGCACCTTGTTTATTAGACTCAGCAATTTGTCGATTTGCTTCACGAACTGAGGCTGCTTGAGCTTGATTTTGAGCGCGTATTTGTGCATTAGCCTCACGAACCGACTTTGCCTGGGCAGCGTTTTGCTTTCGAATCTCTTCATTAGCTTTCTTAACAGACGCAGATGCTTTACTAGAAGCGGAGGCCGTATCATTAAGTGCCTTAGACTGCTCATAAAGCCCCTGCGCACCTTGCCGGGCTTTAGAGTAACTCATACCCGTTAGTGCTGATGTGAACTGTGCCAACCATGATGTGGCTTTAGATAATGATGACATTAACGCATTCACAGCCGGAAGAACAAAGTTATAAATCGGATAGAATGCTGTCAGTAAATTGACCTTGATTTGATTCAGACTACTTGCAAACTGCGCGTTCGTCTTAAATGCTGTCATCATCCCAGTAGCAAGTTGCGTCAAGCCTTGGTACAGCAACCCAAATACGATTAATTGTGATGGGAGGTACTTCAACTGCTGGACAATGCCGCCCAGTGCCCCGCTGGTCCGCCTAGCACTAGAAGAGGCTTTGTTCATTGAAGAACTACTACTATTTCCAAAATTACGTATCCGGCTTGTGGCACCTTGAATACCGTTGCTAATGCGACTGAACCAATTAGAAGGCCCCTTACCGGAACCTGATGCTTTATTCATTGCGCTACTTGCCGCACTGCCGAAACGATTATACGAACCTGCCGCTCGTGTAGCAGCCGTCCCGGATTCACCCATCTCAGTATTGAGCTTACCAATTACAGATTTAAGTTCGTCACCACGATCAGAAACATAAGCATAGCTCTTGTTCAGACTATCATTGGAATTAATGAGCTTGTTCATCTTATCGCGTGTGCTCATGATTCTCTTTTCAAGTGCCGTGCTTTGCTTGGTCAGCCGGTCGCTGGCACCCATCGTCTTCATAGAATCCTGAACATCACGATAGGAGCCCTGCAACGCCTTCAACTGACGCCGATAGGTTTCAATTTTAACTTCGTTTTGATCCATAGCTTTAGAAATCTGCCGTAGTGAGTCCGGCACCGCTTTAAATTCTTGTCGCATTGATTGGGCTAGGGCTTTAGCTTGGTTTTGATAACGCGTCATCTGAGCTTGAGCGGACGCAACCTGATTATCAATTTTAATTCCTTGCGTTCCATTCTGTTGAGCGGTATTCAAGGACGTTTTTTGATTCATTAGGTCACGCATCTTGGCTTGAGCAGCTCGGGCCTGATCCATCTTTGCATTGATATCACTCAGCATGGCCTGTAGGTCCTGTTTTACCTTAATCCGGCTACCGGTAAACATCTTGCCAGCATTCTGGTTGACCTTACTAGCCCCGGTAGATGTCGAGCTACTCATTCGTTCGAATGCAGTTTTGATAGTCTCGTTCAACCCGGACAACTGGTCTTGCAACTTTTGAACACCTTTAGAAACATCCATCGACTGCTCGGTCTTGTCCATACCGGACTTCGCACTATCAGCGGTCTTCCCCATCAATTTATCAATCATCGGTTGAACCTTGGCAAACTGTTCTTCCATTTGTTCGGTGTTCACTTTAAATAGCATTTCAATTTCTTCAAGTTCCACGTTGTTTCCCCCTTCCTATGTAGTTTTTTGAATTTTCGGGCTGTCTTAATCTTTTGCGACTGTTGCATTAACAGTAATTGATCCTGCTTCCATTCTGGCTCTGCTACCGATTTAGTCACCGTTTTAATAAATGGATATGCCTCTTCAACCGATGGCATTTTGCTAGGGTCATTCAAGGCAAACGCCATCATCTCAGCCTGCTTATGGTCCATTACTGCTCTCATCCGCATATCATCCATACGGTTACGATTGTTCGCAATTATTTGTACCATCAACTCACCGAAATCAAGCTCCCAAAAGCGATCAGAATCAATTCCTGATTGTACGGCTAACGGATAAATAGCAAGCAATAACTCGGAAACCGTCCGATAGTTATTGTTTAGAATGTCGTCTCTGTTGTCGGTTCGCTGTCCAGAGTGACCTCCGATTCCGTATTCGTCTTCGAAGCCGAAGCTGTCTTGCCGAAAAAACCTGATTCTTGGAATAAATCTGTTAACACTGTAAATAAATCCATTGGGGCATGGCCTTCATCAAAATATTTTTCAAAAGCAGCAAAAATGTCGTTATCAGTAACTCCGTGAGTTTGGTTCGCTCCTTGCAATACGATAAGCATTTCATTCAATGGTGGCAATTTCATTCCGCCATCCGCACTCATAAAGAGCGACATCATAGATTTACCCAAGCGTTTTTCAATATTCAAAACATCACGGCCTGTTAACTTCAATTCAAGTTGTAATCCACCCATTTCAAACTTCTTAGTTGCTTTCTTTACTGTCATAACGTAATTCCTCCATTTTTATTATTCGTCTCATATCAGCCAGCTGGCTTACTCGTCTCTTACTCAAGTTATTTACTATCTGGATAAAATATAATTGTTCTAGGCTCCGGCGCTACTACTGGCCGTCGCAAAATCTGGACCGTCTGACACGATAATTGAAATCGTGTATTCAAGCGCACCGTTGACGGCAACGTTACCCATCTTGACTGTATATGAGCCAGTGAAAGTAGCGGTCATACCATCTGGATAAGTTACCTGCCATTTATATTGCTTGTTGTCACCATTGTGCGTTAAGGCCGTCGCGAAGTTAGCCCCCTTATACACAAAGGTGAATGCGAGCGTTGACGTATTTTCAATCCCAGGCACCGACTTTTTTTTCGTATCTGACAAATCGGTCACATCAATATTTTCTGGATCTGAACCCATGTCAGGAATTGTCTTAACACCGCCAATTTCTTCGAACTTAGTCCCATCCGTTGACATTTCTAATTTAGTTCCAGTTCCGGCAAGCCCGGCACTAGCATCTGCTGCAAATCGTTGTAAATCAAATACAGTTAACTTCTTTTTCAATTTCAATCATCCTTTCAACTTTCAAATACGCGATGACTCACATTATCAACTACACCAGTGAATCGCAGTACAGTGCGATTCACGCCCGCTAAATTGCTATCACCAACATCACTAGAAAAGCCCATATCACCAAACGATGACATGAGCTTATTCGTAATAATTGTCGTACTTCCTTCTTTTAAAAACAGATCAATCGTAATAGTCCATGCTGTCTGCAATTCTTGCTGATCAGCGTCACGAAAATAGGCCTTATGTGACGTGTTGTAAACAGCTGTTGGGAACACAGTCAGGCTGTCTGGATAAGTAGTTGATACCTGCTTAATTTCTGGTATAGCCATTAACGATTGATAGACTAATGACTTAACATTAACGATTACCATCAACTGCCCCCTAACTTGTGATGCAGAGCCGTCTCCACACTGGTCTTAATTATTTCTGGAGCTTCTTGACTAGCTTGTTTAACAGCTGGTGTCATGAATTGCCGGGCTGGTTGCCCGTTCGTGCGATAAAATTGCCGACCATTAATTTCAACTTTGGGCATTCCGTACAATTCATTGAGATCTGTATCAACGTCATCAGCAGGAATGAACCAAGGCGTTTGCCTGTACACTGGTGTAAATCCATCGGGTAAATCTTTTTGCGACTCCTCACCCACTCGTCCAGTACCGAGCTCACGAAATAGCGCTACTGGGTCATCGGACCAGACACGACCGACAATCTTGCCATCACTATCGACAACCTCATATTTAATACTTCGAGCCAACTCACCATTTCCATACTTAACGCTGGATTGAAGTTCTTTGACTGCATAGCCCTCTGCTTTCTCAACAACATCAAAAGTAGCATCCCAGATGGCATCGTGAACCACACTGGGCATTTTTTTGAGCTGAGCTTTCAGCTTATCACTGCCACGCCATTCAACTTCAGCCATCCTTTTCGCCTCGTTTACGTTGCTCTAAAGTGATATTTTTATGGGTGCTGAATGTTTGTATCGAATTGATAACGTAATCTGGCTCGCTATCTTTAGTAACATTGACACAAACACCCCAATTTTCTTGTTGACCTTCATTGATCTGATTACCTTGATACTTACCAGATTTAATGTACTTAAGGTCTTTGCCCCAGATTTGCGCATTCACTGAACCGCCAGCAGCTTGAATGTTCATCCTCACTGCAATTGGATTGCTCCATCCCGCCGTAATGACATTACCTTCATCATCGTGACCTGATTGTTGTTGTCGTAAATAAACAGTTGTCAGGTCTGTTGGTCTAAGGCGCATTAGAATCGCCTCGTTTTCGCGACTCGGTAAGGTGCTAGCGCGGTTTTAATTATGTTAGGTAGTCCCAGTTCAAACGATTGAGAAACGCCGCCTTCTGACCGCGATGCTTCGCCTTCTGTTCCTTGCTCGTTGTACATGATAATGGCAAGCCGTTTTGCCTGAATTAGAATCGGTGTCGAGAGTGAAGACCGGGTATAATCCAAGCACGTTTGAACAGCATCATCAAAGATGTCATCAACCACCGCAGCATCCGGCGTGTCTTTCTCAACACCTAATCGCGTATATAGTCTTGTCAATTGTCCCGCCTTATCTGGTGGGCTTGGTTTAGCCATACGATCATCCTCTATTCTTCGTCGTCTGTTTCTAACTGAGCATTATCGGCAGTTTTCTCGTCCTTTTGCTTATCAAGACAAACAAAAAGCTCATCATTGAACGCGTCTTGCGTAATGCTGAGCTCATCACCTTTTTTATACCGAGTATCTTTATACCGAATTGGGTAATCTTTAACGCGAACCTTCATTATCAATCACCTCTAGGCTAAAACCTGAGCTTGAAATACCTCATCCGCCGCGGCAAACGCTGGAAGCGCAACTGCTGAGGCTTTTTCCCAAGTCCCAATTGGATCATTAGTTTCGGTATAAATCATATCGTAAACATTACCCACAGCGTTAATTTGCGCTGGGCCACTGAATTGTGCTAACTCTTCTGGAGTTGGTCCAAACACTTTATTACCAATCGGGTCATCGTTCATTAAGACAAGTCGATTTTCTGGGAAGTAACGACTCTTGGTAATCTTGCCATCTTTTCCGACTTGGGTATATTTTTGATCATAAGTCCGAAAAATTGGTAAACCTTGTGCCTGCATGAAGGTGTCAAAGTCGGCTTGTCCAAGTGCCCGAGTAGAGTTACCATACACGGCTTGTAGAACTTTGGTATTAGTCGTAATCAATCGATAAATCTTCCGACTAGTTAGCGCCCGGGTTGGTGTAATATCCATCTTATCGCACCAGCGCGTAATATCACCAAGGATATCCGCGTCGCCGTTATCCCATGTAGCAGCTCCAGTCAAAGCTTCCTGATGTTCAGTCGGAACTTGATAATCAAGTTGGACAGCAAGTTTACCACTTTCATCTGGCAAAATAGTCTTACCTGTTGCTAAAACGTCCATAGCGGTCTTTTCAATTCGTGCTAAAACGCCTTGATTGAGCACATCAAAGTCGTTATAAACATGTTGTTGCAAGTAGCTAGCTTCTGCGGGCGTCCGCGGATTGAGCATCGCATACAAATCTTTTTCTTTAATCTGCATCTTGCGCTTAATCAAAGCCAGTTCGATGGCAGCGCCCGAGGCAGACCGACTGCCAATTTCGGCTTCACTATCAAAAGCCGCATAGGATGCAATCACTGGAATTCGATTTTGACGTTTCAAGATATCAACAGTTAGTGAGTTGACTTTGATTGCTGGGAATAGTTCATCACCTTGCATCGCTGGATACTGCCGATTCAATGAAAAATCGATTAAATCATGTTGCGTGAATAAATCTGAAATTTGAGCCATTTGTTTTCTCCTCCTTTAATTAGGCTTGTGATTTGGCGGCGGCGTCCGTATCAGTGAAAGTAATCTTCTTTAATGCCGTGATAGCCTCAGCTGTTGGCGCCACTGGTAAGCGTTGGCCAAATAAATAGCCTTCAACAATCACGCCAACCATTTGAGGGCCACGTGTAACGTCCACTTCGTTAATCGTGATTCCTTCCGCCTTAGCGTCATTAGTTGGATAAATCGTGCCGGCTGGAATAACTTTATGTCCAAAAGCATCCGTCTTCACCGCGTAACTGGTGTCATCAACCTGCCGTGAGAATGATACGAACTTTTCAGATGCCATGAAATTCTTTTGTTCTACTGTTCCTTTATCAAATACATAAGCCATAATCTAGTACCTCCTTATTTTGTCGCCCATAAACTGGACTTTGCTGGCTTTTGCGAGTTATTTAATTTTTCAGCTGCTGTTGCACCTTCAGATTTATTTGCGGATGTATTAGCACCCGGCAATGTGGTCCCACTGCTTGCGATTCGCTTATCGATTGCTTGCTGCAAGCTCTCTGTAAATGACTTACTGATTGCAGTGTAAGCCGCTTCCACGCCTTTATCATCTGCTAAAACATCATCACCAAAAGCCGCAATCAGTGCTGTCGGCAAATCGTCTGCACCCAGTCGAGCCGTCACTTTGGCTTTATTTTCAACAATAGTTCCATGACGCTGTGATTCAGCAAGTTGCTTGGTTAATTGGTCTTTATCATAGTTGGCCTTTTCCAGGTCAGTCATCTTGTCGTAATCTTTTTGCTGCTGAGCTTCACTAGCCTGTTTTTCATCATGTGTTTTAATTGCCGAAGCAATCAGCTTATCAACACTTGATTGCCAGTCCTTTTCACTAGCAAACGATTTAAACGGCGTATCTGCCTGATTGTCTTGGTCAGAGTCGTCATTGTTGCTATTTTGATTGGCGTCGGTTGTGTTAGGCGTGCTATCAGCCGTCTGATTGCCACCTTCATCCCCGCCAGTTCCATTATCACCGTCAGCAAACATCTGTAAATTCATCTTTAGTTTGAGTAGCTTTTTCATAATTAAATTCCTCCACGCCCACGCATTTCCAATAACTCAGGCCACAAAAAAAGCACCCCGTGCATTACTCTAAGAGCCCCACACATTGTGCTAAATTGACCGTGGCGTCATTATCAGACCCACGCATGCTATTTAGTTTGAGTAGTTTAGAGACGTGCTCAGGTCATCCATGCTAATCCTGATGGAACATTGTCGAAAGGATCATCGTGGCGGTTTGTATTGCTGTTACTTGATCATATCCTTTATTAAGTGCTTCCTCATAACATGTTAGAAATGCATCCGTCATGAGCTTAAAGCCTTGCTCCGTGTCAGCGTCAAACGTCAAGCCCTTCATTGCCATCTCGGTGTAACGCATTAAATCCGAATTATCTTTACTCATCGTGTTCTCCTCGTCGTACTAAAAAACGCCCAATCAAAATGATTGAACGCCCTACATTGCAACAATAACGATATCTTGCCATTGGTCACGGATTTTCTTGCCATCAATTACATAATCAAGAATCTCATCAACGTCGTCAGTATCTTTGAAGTGATAATCAAAATCACCATTATCTTTAGAAATGATACGTTTGCCCTCACTGTCAAAGCCAATGTACCACTCAACATCATTGATTTTGATTTGAACCTCCATACGAACATCTAACGCAAATCGAAGTTGCTCCAAAGACTCTAAGTGATCCGAATCAGCTTTTACTCGTCTTACCACCATCTTTATTCACAATCCTTTCTGCAATCGTTAATTTCCGCCCAGGTTCTTCACGCCGGGGAACAACCTTGCCATTTTTCTTTGTAACGTGTAACCAGGAATGCGCATGTGGCACAATCGTGTGTATTTTGGCATTGCCATGGTCGGTAAAATCAATGTCCAGCCGGGCCTTTCCTGTCTTACCATAATATCTTCGTGTAACTAGTTGTCCATCGACATAACGGTCAAAAACTGAGTTGGCTTCCTGTTGATACGGAACACCGTGCACTTCACCAAAATTGTGTACATTGTTCAACGCAAATTGTTCGCGCCGAACCTCGCGCGCTACTTTCAACAGGTTCTGATAACTATCACTGTCATTATACTTCATCGTTTAAAAATCTTCGAATGTTTCGGGTACGTTATCTCCACCTAAAATCCGTTTGTATTCATCATACTGGGTAGTATCATACCGACGATTGCCAACCCGATTATCTAAACTATCGAAATCCTGCGGACCATGCTTTAAGATTACTGCCTGGCGCCAATCCTGATAAGTAGCATCCGGCTTCAGCTTGAGCTTTTCACCAGTAATTGGATCATTCGCCGTCCGTTGCATCATGTACTGGCTATCTGACAAATAGATGATTGCGACAGTTCGGCAAAATGGATGTAACGGCGGAAAATTAACATTCACTTCCGCTTCATCTACGTTAAATACACGGCCGTCAATACTACGACAGATTTTTGAAGTCCGCATATCCAGCACGGCAACCAGTTGGTACTTTTTAACCCCGCGTCGTTTCCATTCATTGAGCTTCGTTTGATTATGAAAGTAGTTGGCTTCTGTTCTAATCAATCGTCGCGTATTGTAACTGCTAGTTCCAAACTCCTTAGCTAAAGCTTGTACCATGTCACGCTCACGCATACCACTCATCTGCTGAGCCGTGAATAGTTCACTGAGTCGGTCGGCTAGTTGGTCCGTGTTATGCCAAATCCGTTTAGAGTAGTTCTTGCCTTTAAACGGCGCATCTAATGTAGCCTTAACGTACTTCCCTGACAACTCTTTAAACCGTGTTATTGGTCCGTCTGGGTTCACTTTAACTGTTACCATCTCTTTACCCGTTTTAGGGTCAAAGATAGTTCTAGTGTGCATTTTAGGCTGACTATCAGCGCTCACGCCCGGAAGAATGACGTCTTTATCAAAGCCACCTATAATACTCTCGTTAGTTGCCTGATCAAGTGCTTCTTGAATTACCTTGGTATAAAGGTCCGTGGACTTCTCAATCTCAACAGATGCCGCTTGTTTCACCGCAATGTAGCTCTTAGCCTTGAGCTCTTCCAATCTGGTAATACGGCCCTTAGCTGCCATCTGTGATAAGTAGTTAGTCACTTGCTTCTTTGACTCCTTATCACTGACATTATCAGCCAGGGCCCGTAACGTTACTAACTCAGTCGGACTAACATTGGTGTTTAAAATCTGTTGTGCCTCGGCCTCCGTCGCTTTACCGCCCGTAAAATATCGTTTGTATATCTGTGATACCTCACCAGTCAAATAGTTCTGAGCACGCATGTACGCCCTTGCAATGATAGTCGCTTGTTTGGTTGCAGCATCATGTGATTTCTGTTCGCTCTGAACGGCTCGCAGTTGCCAGTAACTTAACTTGCGTTTGTCATCCGCCACTCCTACACCTCCGAGCTTATAAAATCAAATACAGCAAAATTAAAATGCCTGTAATTGGCTTCCATCCAAGCGAAACTAATCCAAGCATTTTAATTATCACGATCACAAATACACCAATCGTTTTAATGATTTTATTCAATTCTGAGTTAATTACCCTTCACCACCACTTGCAAATTCTGAGGATATTGTGCTGAAATATCTTGTAGTCCGTGTAATAAGGTCTCACACAGAACTTTGTTATCAGCACTGGGCTCAATCAATCCAATAAACAAGCCACCATTTTCTTTAATAGTGGCGTTAGATAGCTCATTAGTGATGGCTTGGCCAAGCACCGAAACAGCAGCACAAACTAGATCATGGCCCTTAATAGCACTATTCGCGTGGCCCGTTATCTGATAACTCACTACCTGCTTTTTGTTTAATTGAAACGTTGCCAGAATCATCCGCAGTTACCTCCTCGTTATCTGTGGCAGGCTCGCCGCCCATAGCTTTCTGCTGTAGCTTGAGTGCTTTCTCCTTTTCCTGATCCAGCATCTTAATTAACTCTTGTGGGTCATTTGTCCCAGGCAACCACCCGAGTGATACCAATTGCGGAATGACACCTTCAGCATTCTTGATATTGCTAATGACATCCGCCATGTTGACTGGAATATCAGGAACAATATTAATTGTCGCTCCGGAGGCATCTACTGACTGGCCTTTAAACGCTAAAATGTTCTGCATCAGTTGTAGACGCTGGCGAATTCCACGTGTTAAGTATCGCTGCTTAGTCGCTAACAATTGGAGTAAACCGAACAGCTTGTATTTCATAGCTTCACCGCTAATCGTCCCTGCAAAGTTTTCGTCATTCATGTTAGGGACGTAAGACGTTTGATGAATGTCATCCTTAATCGACTTAACAAGTACTTGTAGCTGTGATTCGTCAAAGCTCTTGGTCAACCATTCAACGCTAGCACCCTGGTCGCCTTTACCAGGCGCTTCTAGAATACCGTCCTTCAAGTTAGCTCCTTCACCGTCCTCGCCCTCATCTAGGGTAAAGCCATAGACTACCAGCAAGGCATCCACGAAGTTCTTTTTATCGGTGATACGGTCTGACTGTAATTCGTTATAGGCGTTGATTAGGCTAATCGTTTGCTCAAAATCACCTTGACGCTCTTCGTTATTACGATACTCAATAAGTGGGACACCATTAAAATAATGTTGAATGGCCTTAGGTTTGCTTGCCAAATTAGCATCTGATAGCACTCGTCCTGTCTTGGTTCGATACTGAATAATCCAGTGGGCCGTATAGACAGTAATCAAATAACCCTTAGCATTACCAAGCAGGTCCTTCTTTTCCACGTAGTAAATACCAAACAGCGGATTTTTATCCAACGTGTCATCCGTTACCAGCACACAGCCGCGCGGATCAATTTTTTCAATTGCCAACTCGGTAGTTGCGTCTGACACCTTTTTGATGTATAGCAGCTCATAGGCACACCCAAACACGCTTAAATCTTTCTCCATCTCCGTATTATGCGAATCAATATCCATTTGGTCCTGAGCATCCGTAATGGCTTTAATATCCTTGCCGTTCGCCGGTGAAATGGATACCGGATTACCAGTTGTAAAGCCGGTAATCATGTCAGTAATGTATTTGGCGTGGTTCGTCATTACCTTTTCATCTGCACGATCCAACTTAGCCGCCATCTCAAGATTTCGGCTTAAGATGTGCTGATTACCCTCATAGTAGTGTTCCAGCATGTTATAACGGTCAATACGTTGCTGTTGTTGATTGATAGCATAGTTAATTACATCAAAGCTAGGGTTTTCAATATTGCCAGCCAATTCACGGTCAATCGCAACGTTGGACCCGCGCTTCTTGTTCAAATCATACTGCATCCGCTCACCTCCTATCCTCTTAATCCCTTTGGCTTCTTAATTGTCCGTGCCTTGAGCCGTTCATGTGTGTTATAGACGGCATACCGTAACGCGTCCATTACGTCATCGTTAAGCTTGACGGGTAAGCCCGTAGCCTCATCCCAGACATACTGATAGATTTCATCTAAGAAGGCATCAATCGCTTCTTTGATAACAAAAAAGTGGCCTTGCTTCATGCACTTAGCCACCGACTCGATTCCTGATAAAACCGATTTTTTAGCATTGAACGCCTTGAGCCCTTCACGTTGGAAGCGTGCAACGTGTTCGGGTCTCGCGCTATCAGCCCAAAACTTAACATTTCGGCCATAGCGATGCTGAATATCTTTTGCAATCTCTACCCAGTAATCAATCTCTTCAAACTGACGTGTATGTTCTTCAATCAAATAAGTATTGCCAACTCGATCATCAGCCATTACAACAATCGTTCCTTTATGTTCATAGCCCCAGTCGACTCCCGCATAGTAAGTTAAGTCTGCTGGCAATTGAGCCCGTGGAATAATCATTTCGTCCTTATTAAAATCTTTATACACCATACCTTCACCAGATACCCATAGACCGAGTATTGCACGGTCGTAAAACATTCCGGACGGCGTACCCGCTTTTTGATGTTCAACGTATTGTGGAGGCAAAAAGGTATTATCATCGATTGTAAAATGGAAACTAACGATTCCTGCTTTAGGATCATCGTTATCAATATAGCTGGCTTTCAAGTAGTGAGTCGGAACGTCTGGGTTCGTATCGCAAATAATTCGCGCACCTTGTGCTGAGCACCGATTAAGGATTTCATTGAATACCTCTTCATTAGCAAGGCTAGCTTCGTTAATATACGCCCCAAACGAGGTCATCCCACGAATGGCACCCAGCCCTGCAATGGACCCGGTAAACGTCTGCACAATCTTCACGCCAAACAGTGTGAAAGAGTTATGTTTGTCAAATTGAAATTTAATGTCATATTTATTCGTCAGTTCCTGTAATACGTTGTTTTGTAGCGACTTGCTTGAATACCCCGCTAAAATGTACATTGGTTCCTTGACCCCTAATTTGTCAGCAACCTGACGAACACGCCGCAGTTCCATCAAGAAGGCGTCATTATCAACGACAGTTTTACCAGACCGAACAGCACCATAGTTTATCAGTAGTCGCCAGTCCGTCCGCCGCAAGGTTTTCAGCACTTGAACTTGTTTCGGCGTATATAGCTCACTAATTGCCATCGCTATCACCACCTAGGACGTCATCCAATTTATCCAGATATTCAGAAACTTTTGCTTCAGTACTATCGGTTGAGGCATTCATAATGCGAGCTTTAGCCTCCGCAATATCTGCATCAGCTTTAAGCTTGCGAATTTTTTGCTTTTCGACCTCTTTACTATCATTTTTGAGCTTGCCATTTAGTTTGAACCACAGTTCAGCTGCGGCTACTTGCTCTTTAGTAGCAGCTGGCGTTATAGAGGTCTCATTCGTTTCATATCCAGCTCTCATAGTAGCTGTTGGCTTAGATCCCTTTTTTACGCCTCTCAAAACAATTTCTTTTTTTAAGTTGTCGGTTTGAACAAAATCGCGTTTGATAGGCTTACCAGCAGCAATTCGATAGATGTTTTTTAGCACTTCGTCAGCTTCGTCAGACTCACGTTTTTCAACGTTGCCAGTCTTCTGTTGGATATAATTTTTAATTCCAATATTTTCCAATAAAAACTTTCCGGCATTCTTGGCATAAGCCTTAGAGTAGCCTGCTTTTATAGCCGATTGATAAGCGTTGTTAGTTTTAATGAATTCATTAGCAAATTTACGCTGTTTGGGCGTTAACTTTCGTTTCATTACATACCACCACACCTCCGTTAATTGGAATTAATTATCGTTATTCGACTACGACCCAGTCATCAGCTAGCATATCAGTTTGACTAGCTAACCATGGAACTCGATCCATAGGTGCATTCGGATTGTTCGTGCGTAGCCCAGTCGTGTCAATATAAATGAAATCGTGAGTCATAACCTCATTAAAACGATTATTGGGAGTGTTCAAAGATTCTCCCTTTTTCAATTTAATGAAGATGCCTTTGCCGTTCCAACCTTTACGTGCAACACGCTTACCCAATTTCAACGCCTTAATTGCTTCACCAAAATTCATAATTGCTTCCTCCTTATTTTTTTCCAAACTAAAAGCGCCATGCTTATTTGCACGACGCTTATCCTTGTACCACTTATCTAGCCGGGCATCAGCCTGCACCCATTCAGGCGGCTCGTACCCGTATTTGCTGTGAACCATTATCGCTATGACACCTCACCATACTTTCAGTTTAAATATTAAACTTATTTCAAAATTGCTATTTAAAACTTGATATACTAAAATATTTTTGTAAAAGTATATATTTATTTAGGAGGACGTTATTGAAATGACAAATAATATGCAGGAAGAAAAAGAATTGATAAGTGACATCAAATCTAGCATTAAACCTGTTGGTCAAACAGCCGCTCAATCTATAATATTAAATCTTGGTGAAAAAGCACCCATACCAATAATCTCAGCAATCATAGGTGTTTCTAAAAATTTAGCAGATGATCTAGCGCAAAGAGAATTCAGCCAGTCTGTCGTAAATATACTGGAAAAATGCATATTCGAAATAGATGATCTTGATACACAAGTGCAATCCTTACAGGGCTATCAAAAAGACACTTTAGGAAAAGCTCTCTACTATACTTGTATAGCCTATGATAGTGAGATTTCTGATGAGAAAAAAGATTATTTAAAAAAATTAATCAAATCCGACTTATTAAATTCCAAAAATTTAAGTTTAGACTTGCAGGATCTATACTTACTATTAATTCAGAGTGTTCCAGCATACTCTTTACAATTTTTGAACAAAGTTTACACCACTTTTGGTACAAGAACCGTAAGTCAATTTAATGATAGCGTAAATAATGATGATCAAAATAGTCAAAAATGGCTAGATTTACAATCTAATTGGATTAAAAATAATATAAAAATTGCCAGTTTAAGTCTTGAGATTGAAACAATAGTTGAGCCGTTAATTCTCCACGGACTAATACGAAAAACAACTCTCGGTGTCTTAGGTGGGACAAGATACATATATAATGTGACTAAAGTGGGGGAGTCTTTCATAGAATATCTTCGCCCCCAAAAACTATCAAGCTCTCACACGAAACTTTGACGGTGATCTCTAAAAATGATGGACTCGGCTTGCTATCAAAGCTAAGTCCATCATTTTTTGTTGTCTTTAACTAATATGCCAGTAGTGATAGAGTACTCTCACTCTAATATCTGCTGGCTATTTGCTTGGTAGGATTCAAAACTACACAACAATTGCAACCCGTCATCATTACTGACTTAAACTATCAATCGTCTTCCTCCCTTTGGGCACGGTCCGGCGTTTAATCTGCTTAATAATGGCACTTAATTCAGTTATGCTTATACTATAATTTATAGAAAGGAGGTCATATTATGAATTTAATTCCTGTTATTTCTAGAGACCTATCAGAAGTTGGGTATAACTCAAGCACTCAACAGTTAGAAATTGTATTTAACAGTGGTGGAGTCTATCTGTACAGCGGTGTCACATCTGACGAGTATCAAGGCTTAATGAATGCCAGTTCTAAAGGCCGATACTTTCACGCTTTCATCAAACATTATCCGTATATGCGCATAAACTAATCCATATTGACAATAATCACTGCTGGACCATCAAAGCTAAAGACTTTCTGGTCTCCAACAGTGATTTTTGCTTGCTCCTCTAACTGTAAGCTAACGGTCTGAATACCTAAGCGAGATTCTAATTCCTTCGAAAGCTCCTTAGTTGTTACATGCTTTAAGTCCATTATTTCATCTTCCTTTCCTAAAATTGACGTAGCCTGCTGGACTCGAACCAGCGACAACCTGATTAACAGTCAGGCGCTCTACCAACTGAGCTAAGGCCACAATAATAATCAATTAGAGCTATCAGAAAAACGTTTATTTGTCGCCCTAACCAATTATCGATAATACTAATTTACCACCAATTTATTGCTATGAAGTCCGGCTTGAGTTCGGAAAAAGTTCGGTTAAAGTCCGGTTTGAGTTCGGTTTTGATAAATATTCAGGTCTTCTAGATAGTAGCTCTGTGCAAACTGTAGCATTGCCAATGGCTTCCAGCGGTCAAAATACTGAGTCTTGCTGTAGCCAATATCCATGTAGCACATCGTGTCACTGTATCCTTGCAGATATAGCCGATCTAATATCTCCTGGCACTCATGATCACACCGAGCCATTGCCTGAATAGTCTGTCGGACAATCTGCTCTGCATACAGGCGGCGTGTAATCCGATCCTCAGCCGAATTACCAGCTGGGGCCGACTTAGGCATGCCATCCATGCTAGGCGATTTTAGATCAGCGACCGAATGGCCGGACGCCCGAACTGCTTGCGGTAACTTCTTATCCAGGAACCGCCGCACCTGTTTAATTGTTTTCTCCTGGTCAATTGGTGGAAAAATTTCATCTGAAATAACTTGCTGTTCACCCATCATGTGCCCCTCCGCTTTCGTATGCTATAATTAACTTATTCGGAATTAGTTGTAGCGCGGTCAGCGATGGCAGCGCTTTTTTATGTTATACTTACAACGGTCATTCGAGTGGTCCCGTGACTGGTCGCCTTAACGGGCGGCTTTTTGTTTGCTTCGGCGTGTTCCTTCATGCGCCGGTGCTTCCGTTTAACCGTTGAACGTTTCTTAGTGTGTTTAGACATCTTTGCCCTCCGTGATTTCATCTATTTCTACTCTAGGATTTCGTTTATCAACGGCAAATTCGTCCTGGAATCCTGTGATGTGCTTTCGATTATCGTTGCCTAAAAGCCCAGCCTTCATAAAGCCGTCCAGCACAAACTTTTTAGCAAACGCGATATTATCCGCATCTTTTCGGTTGTTCTTCGTGTACCACGTAAATTTAAGCTTGCAAGGCCAACTGAATTCAACTCCAGAATTCCGACTAGCCCTGGCATACACACTACATAAGGCCGTGTACCGCTTCTTTAGGTTAGCTGCGGCGTATCTGTTGGCCCGTTCAGCCTTGATGTACTCATTTAAGCTAGGTAGTTCGCCCTTAATCACTACTTTGCTCATACTTTCGGCACCCGGCTAATGTAGTAGCCACAGACAATGCCATTTGAGTAGCTTGCTTGCCTTATCGATCTAGCTGGGGCGCCGATCTTATCACCTAGCAAATCAACTGTTTGTCCAGTAATAATTTCGTTGGGATTGTCGTACTTTTCAGCACGCCAGTAGCCGTTCCGCAACGGCAAACTGTACTTGTGCACTAGATAGCTAACCCGCTGACTAATATAGCCAGTCTCATCGGTCAACGCCCTTATCGTATGGTTACCATCACGATGAGCACGGCGAATATCTCTAATTTGCTCACGTTCCTCAGCTTGGGTATCTGGTAACATACTAGCTAGGTAGGCCGCATCACTGCGTACCTTAGTCCCAGGCTTAACCAGTCTAACCGGAAACGGCCATTCACCAGATTTGTAGTTATGCTGCGCGAGCTTAAACATTTCCGGTTCGGGCCCGATTGCTAGTGGGTGATCAATATCGGGTAGATCAGCGTTAATTACTAGCACCTGTGTTTCAGTCATGCACTCACCTCCGAAAGCGGAATAATCTTTTTCAACTTCACTAAGCTTTTATCTAACACGATAATTTCCTGCTCACTACGACGTAGAAAGAGTGCTAATACATGATTCTTCTTAACCCGGTAAACAGAGATTTGATTAACCTTGTGTTCTTTTGCAAAATGCTTAGCAACAGTGGTATCTAGCGTATACGCAATCCAATCAGATTCGTTAGGTCGGTGAGCTCGATATAATGTCAGTTTATTGGGCAAATTATCAAAAGCTTTTAACTCACTGGGCTTCATAATGCCAATAGCTTTATTAGGCCGCTGACTTGCAAATAAGGTTTTCCATATTTTTAAATCAGAATACTCGGTATAACTGACCCACAAGGTCGATAAGAAAAACCAGTAACCATAGTCACTTAACTCTGAACTATGTGCACTAAAATATTTAATTGCTGCTGGTGTTCCCTCATAAGCAAGTATTTGCTCAGCAAACAAAGCATCCTTTTGATTCCATTTAAAAGCTGTTGAGATATCATCTATCATGCGCTCACCTCCGTTTGCAATCCTTGTCTAGCTTGCTCTAGATCAATAAAATACTCGGCTGGCTTACCCCAACATTGGGTCAAATCAAAATTTAAGCCATCCCGCTGATATTCAATAATTAAAACCTCGAGTGCAAATAGCTTGTACTCATGAGCGCACACTTCATCTTGCGCGCTACCGCCAGCCTTTAGATGTCTCTTCATGCGCTGCTTAGTCCAATGCAGTGCCGACGATTCATAGGCATGGTTAGCGGCTAACTTGACTAATTGATTGCCCCAATTCATTTAGCTTCCTCCTGACTGTTCATGAACGCTAGGAACGCCTCGTCACTCATATCGTCCTGCTGGTCATTACCTGAACTTGGCTTATAATCCGCCTGAGAAGTGCCGTTTTGCATCCACTTTGGCGTAACTTCTTTACGGCGTGGCTTTGAATAGCCACTAGGTTTTCTTTCGCTCTTCATGCGGTCGTCATGATTAGCAGCAGCCTTTTTAGCCTGCTCTAACGTCGTAATATTTCGTTTCTTCCAACCCGCAACAATTGCACGAACGTATTTCAAACATGCATTAGATCCAATCTGATGTTCTCCAGCAACCCAAATTGCATAGGCAATCACCTCAGGCTTGAACTCTTCCAGCCATTCATCAATCTCAGGTCGGGCAATACCATTTGGAAATCCCCACAGGTTGGTCCAATCGTTAATGACCTGCTCGCGCGTGACACCCGCGTCATCATCATAAGAGTCAGTATCAGTCAAGTCAGGGTCAGTACTAGTAAGTTCTTTATGTTCTACTGGTTGACCTCCACCTTGCCCAACCGGTTGACCTACTTTATCTAAACCAGTTGGCCTACTTTTATGACTTGTAGTTGGGTTACTGGTTGGGTAACCAGCTGACCTACTATATAAATTAATAATGCGATATTCAGGTGGTTTAACATTTTTCTTGCCTCTAACGTATTTAATTAGTCCTAGTTGCACTAATGAGTTGCGTGCTTTATCGAGGCCGGGTTCGGATAGTCCTGTCAGACTGAGTAATGCCGAATTTTTCATGCGAAACTGAACGTCCAACTTGCCTTCATCGTTCGCATAGTCTAATAACTCGCGATACAGATTATTTTGGCCGTTAGAGACACTCGCTTCATACATTTTAAAATTGCGGTACGCTCGTCGTTGCTTGAAGTAATCCAAATTCGTCCCTCCTTTACTAATGGGCCTTTCACCCGTTCGGTGGATTCAGTCACTGCTGCATTCAAGCCAATTCTGTTTCATCAATCCATGAGCAAGTCGTCTGCACTAACGACGCTCTCTAACTTTTTGGTACTACGACAATAAGCACAATGTCCGCATTGGATAGGATCTGCTTCGCCTTTAATGACATCTTGAATATGCTGTTGAGAGTCCAATATCTGGTTCATAGCATTAGTAAGTCGGTACTCTGGTAAATCAATAGCCTGCTTGTCTGGTGGATTCTGCTTGCTTACCGCAACAATATATGGCTTGCAGTTAACACCGAATTGCTGCTTAATCAACTCTTGATAGACTGCCATCTGAAGTGGGTAGTTATACGCATATACAAACGGTTCTTTCTCACGAGTTTCTGGATTCCAATACGACTTGTATATGTCAGTGGTCGTCTTCAGATCCACGAAGTAACCTTGTTTCAAATTTAGGCAATCAATCTTGCCCTTCCAGGGATAACCACCGATTTCACCAGTTACAATCACTTCTTTATCGCCTTGATAAAGAAGATTAAAATCATGGTCGTCAGATAAGGCTTCAATCATGGATTCAGCAATTTTGAAGTCCTTTTTGAGATGGCCTTTGCTTGGGCCCCGGCTTGAAATTGCCTCTGGATGTTCATCAACAAACTTGACATGAGCTTTCTCACTTTCGAAGTAGCTGTGAAGCCAATTTCCAACGACTAGCGCCGTTGAGTTCATAACTGGCTCCCATTTACCCTGCAACTCAGCTAACGCTTCTGCTTCACATGCTAGAAACCGTTTAAACACCGTCGGCGACATGTAGGCCCGGTCAGTCCAGTTCTCATAATAATTATTCGGCGTCAGCTTCTGATCCAACATCATTGAGGTTGTCGAAGAGATTTTGCTGGTCGACTTCGTCTTTGACAAACTCTTGATCATTGCTTGATGCCTCCTTTACAGCCGTTCTAACGGGTTCTTTAGCTGGTTCGACAGATTCTACCTTCTCGGCTTTATTCTCTGCTACGTCAGCCACCAATGACCTTTTAGCCGGTGTTACGTCCTTCGGATTATCATTTTCGTACTCGGAACTCGTCGTGTCGTTAACTGCTTGCACGAACAAATCGTTGTCGCTTGAACTGTTAATATAGAACTTGGCAGCCCGATTGATCACTGTTCGCTTTGCCATCTCCTCTGGGAACTCGTTTTGAACCTTTTTTGTCTTAGCGTGGCTCCAACTGGTGTCGATGTCTTTTTTTGTCATAACCGTGTAGGTCCGGTTGCCATTCAAATCTTCGACCCATGCGAATGCCCCGATAATTGGCTTATCTAGGTTCTCAAAGCTTGGCTCGAACTCTTTAACCACCAACACTCCATTTTCACCACCAATCTTGAACGTGTCGTCTTTGTGGACAACCTGTGCCTGAATATCTTTCACATTTGAAAGACGCTTTACAACGCTAATTGAGCCGAAATAGGAGCGTTGCATGACTAACTGGTTGCCATAAGGAATGAAATAGCACTGATTCTTAGCAGGGCTCAATCCTTGAATTGCCATGTTCATCAACGCCTTGATAACTGATCCTTGGTCACACTTATCAAGTAATGGTTGCCCCTTAGACGTATCACTCAAAATCAAGTAAGCACTGTTTAATGCATTCCCTACTGAATAATCAGGTGGTAATGACAAGCCTTCATTATTCTTCATATCCTCGATATTGTTATTAACCATCGTAACTAACTCATTACTCATGCTTCTTCCTCCTCTGATACCCAGTGATAGCCTAGGCGCTCCATCATGGTAGCTGTATCGACATGTACCAGTAACTCGTCCCACATCCTGGATTCGCCAAATACATCAATTAGCCATTGCCAATTCGGTTCAGCACCTTCATCTGGATACGGAATGTCAACATCTGTTGACCCGAAAGTGACGATACATAACGCACTTAGCATATTGGCTTGCATATCAGTAGCCCACCGCTTAAAGCTATTGTTATCAATGTAATCTTGGAACAGTTGTGCTTTATCAAATTCGTCAGCGTCGTAGCAGAAGTCATCAGCATCTTCGATATGATCACGTTCATCATTCTCAAGTTGCCAGTAATTTGTGTGTAAGATTGGTAATGGCTCATCAGGGCCGCGCAACTTCATGCGGTCCTCACTTGCATTAAGTGTGTCTAGCTGTTCTTGCAACATCATTTTGCCCACCTCCGTGCTAAACGTTGTCTTAGTGACCGTTTCGGAGTACAATAGAACTCGAAAATAAAATTATTAAGTGTCTTTGCTGCACGGGTACTCCCAATACTCGAGCAGCTTTTTTTGTACTCAAATTTAGGCTTTAGCGATACTTTGCGTACTTCCAATTCGTTCGGCCTCCTTAAATGTGCAAAAAACATTATTCAATTCTTCAATTGTGATCTGTTTGTAAAGCACATTTCCAATCCTGAACGTGAACTTCATCGTCTTCATCTCCTTAAATTCCAAACCAACTAGCAACTTCATGACGCTTGAACCACAATGCAGTTAACGCGCAGCCTACTAATGCTCCTTCAATCATTGCTATTTCCTCCTAGCCATTTTCTTGATTGACTTTATCGATTACTTCCTGCAATTTATCCATTGGAATACCGGCATACTCAGCTTTCTTAGCTAAATCAGTTATCTCGGCGCTAATCTCTTCAGCGTATTCACGTGGATAACGTTCAATGACTAGCTGCTGTGCTGGTGTCCGATCGTTTGGATTAATCGCAATAGCATTCTCAAACTCAGCTTCCATTGCCTCTCGTTCTTGCTGCTCTTTCTTCTGACGCATTAGGGCTGAGAACATATCACCCTTTAGACACCTGTCATTCTGAAATGACAGCACTCCGAAATTCTCGCGAGCACCAGAATAGCTAAGCCAAAAATCGTTAATTACATTTGCTAACGACTTCCTGATTTGCGGATCAGTGTTCCTTGACCCGTTTTTCAATCGTGACAATTGTCCGGGAGAAATATGCGTCCCGTCGGCAACTTGCTGCTGTGTTGATTCTTTATGCCTGTCCAACGCTAATGACAATTGCTCTGCAAACTTGTTCTTCATACCTACACCTCTGTATTTTGGAAAGGGCTTTATATGGCCTTTCCGTGTAATTCACTTATAATTTAGTTAGTCGGGATGATTTAATAGGTAATCCATCATCTCAGCTGCTGGAATCTGCCAGCCGTTATGGGTATTCACATAATCAATGAAGCCACCCTGTTCAACATCCAAATCATGGCGATGCTTGGTTAAATATCGTGAGGCTCGTTCGGTTGATTTAGTTCCGTATTTATACTTAGCCAGATCTTTAAGCTTCCAAGTACGAATACCAAGTTGTGCTTGCTTCCAGGCTTGGAACCTCTCGTATTCTTCTTCGCTAATGAATTGGAAGCCCTTTGGAGCCTCATGCCGAATCAATATCGTATCTGACATGTTCGCACCTCCTAATATGAAACTGACATAAGTTGGCTAGCTTGCTCGTTATACTCGGCCGTTACTGCTCGAAATTCAGCATCTAGTGCTTTATCGCTTAGTGCCTCAAACATTACTCTTGGCGTTTCTGGCTTAACCTTTGCTAGTGCATTGATTAATGTAGTTCGTGATAGATGTGTCATTTTGTTTCCTCCGTTCTTTGAAAATTAAATATTTGCTTTTAGTAACTCAAATATTCGACGCGCTTCATCAATGTTGCTCTCGTTAATTTGATATACGTTAGACACACCTACATGGAATCTAATGATCGTTTTAACTGCGTCTGACAATGAATAAGCTTTTGGGTTCTTACCGTACTTCTCGTTGACAAATTTTGAAATATCGTTTTTAAGCTCCATCCAAGCAGTGTTTTTTGCTTTGACTGGTGCTAGGCTTTTGGCGGCAATAGCTGCGTTTACCTCCGATTGGACCATTTCGTGCAACTGTTCTTGTGTGACTTCCATTACTTAATCACCTCCTTAGGTTCTAATAAGTCATCCACGGTTACGCCCATTGCTTTGGCAAGTAAATTTAGTGTTACAGCATCAGGATGCTTTGTTCGGTTTTCGAGAGTATTTACAGTACTCTGTGATACGCCCGCAGCATCCGCTAACTTTGCTTGCGTCCAGCCAAGCTTGGAACGATTCTTTTTAATTTCTGAGCCGATCATATTTTTCATCTCCTTAAAGTTAACGCATTTGCGTAACTGTATTTTTATTATAACGCCATTGCGTAAATTGTCAACGCAACAGCGTAACTTTTTTAAATGAATTTGTTTTACGATTAACGCAAACACGTTTGGAGGATCTTTTATGACTGAATCAGAATTAATAATTCAACGCTTGTATGATCTTATGCGCGAGCGTAATTTAACCGTCAATCGTTTGGCCACGTTAGCAGGAGTTACTCAATCAACAGTGAGTTCTTTCATTTACCGGCAGAGTGTTCCAAAAGTAGATCTATTGCATTCACTTTGTTCTGCTCTCGGCATCAGCGTCCACGACTTCTTCGACTTCCCGCCTTACAACGAGGTGGAAAAATAAATCTAATGGCATCTGCTTCAATTGCATTAGTGAAGATAGTATCTGCCAGTATTCCTTTGTTTGCCGTTGCAATATCCTATTTCTTTGGTTTAAACACACAAGCACACCAACGAAAATATGATGTGTTACGCGAGCGGTACCAAAAGCTTTATGTGCCATATTTCAATTTACTTTTAATAACACCCCCGGAAGATATATTGCCTAGTGAGTTGTCTTTAGGCGCTCGCAGTAAGTATTTAGATTTGATTTCAAGTCACACACATTTGTTGGGATCAAAAAGTGCTGAGATTTTTCCTAAGTTCTTTCGTGCTTTTATGAACTTGCTTGAATTAGAAGATGACAATACTGATTTTGAGGACGCAGATACAGAATACAATGACGCTTTTATCAGAATGGAAGATATCCTTTTACAAGAAGGGTCAAAGTTAGCAAAGCAGCTAAAATACCCAGACTTAGCAAAAACCATTTCAACCATTCGAGATCAACGGTTGCGTGAATAATAACCAAATAAAGCCCAATAAGTGCCATGATTATACTAATCACGCTCTCGCCTCCTTTCACTACCCCTGCGATATAATGATTGCAAGGAGGTGATATTAATGAATAACTATTTAGTAACTTTTAATCCAGAAAAAGATCTAAACTCTGAATTTGCAGTGACCATTCGAACAACTTTAGAGAATCTATCTCCAGATAAATGGGTTCAAATATTTCCCTTTCAGATTGCAATTCAATCAGAACTAACAATCACTGAACTGAAACAAGAACTTAGTAAGATAGAAAAATCACAACGTGTTTCAATTGTTCGCTTTGATGCATGGTCTACTAACGAAGAACGCAGTAGCCAGTTCCTTTCTGAATACGGATATTAGTTGCTACATCTCTTTACGTATTCACCATAATGTTTTACAAACTCTTCTTTTGATACCGGGGCAGCTTTAAAAGCAATCCCTGGGAAAATATCATGGCTTACTTCTTTGCGCTCAAGACTACTTGCGATAGTTTTGAGCGTTTTATTAAGTTCGTGTAACTCGACTAACAATTGTGTTACTTGTTTTTGTTTCATTTTGCCGCCTCCAATTCTATTCATATTGTTTAACTTTTGTTTGTAAAAAAACGTTAACACTAACTCCTAAAGCGTTAGCTGCTAAAAAAGCTTTTTCCAAAGTCAATTTGTTAGTCCCATATTCAATGTTTGCCAAAGCCTGTCCTGAACGTAAATTCATGGAATGCCCTAATTCTGCGAGAGTTAAATGTTTCTTCTTCCGAATATCTCTGAGAACTAAATTGGCGTCTTTTTTTACAACCGGAACATTCATTAATATCACCTCGTTACACTTTATGTTTAACTTACAGCCTTTATAATACTACACATTTAGTGTAAGTCAACACTTTTCTTACACTTTTTGTTTATTTTCCTAAATATTATGTTTAACTATTATATAATCTACTCAAAGAGGTGAAGTAAATGTCTGAATTAAGCAATAAGCTTACTAATTTACGTGAACAAAAAGGATGGACTAAAACTTATGTTGCAAAAAAGCTTGGCATATCCAACCTCGGAACCTACGCAAATTATGAATATGGTACACGTGAACCTGATCTTCAAATGTTGACAAAAATTTCAGATATTTATGGTGTAACCACGGACTATCTTTTAGGTAATAACAAGACCCCCAAATGGGCAACCAAGAAAGATACCATTGACCTGAAGGATTTTCTTGAAGCAAATGAGGGTTCGATGACCTATGGGGGTGAAGATCTTACTGAAGAAGAAAAACAACAAGTGCGTGTGGCAATGGCAACAATATTCTGGAAACGCCACAAGCATGATTAGGAGTTGTACTTATGGATAGAGTAAAAGATATTGTTAAAGCTATTGTCAATCGTTATCACACAGCGGACCCGTTTGTAATTGCGGAAAAGCTTAACATACAAGTGGAATGGTGTGATTTTGGGGCAATGCCTCTGGGTAAAAATGCTTATGACAACCAAGAGCCTATCATACTACTCAATAATTCTATTAAACACACGCCTACACAGTATTTCATACTCGGCCACGAACTAGGACACGTTATATTCCATGAGGGGCTGATTGGGTACTACACTTCCGTTAAACATGGATATTCTAAGTTTGAACGTGAAGCTGATGAATTTTCAGTTGGATTGATGGGAATGCTGTTTATTGAGGAGAATGGCCATATTCCCTATTCATACAGAGAACTGTCCTATCAATACGGGGTACCATCGGATATCAATGATTAAGGGAAACACTAAAAAATTATGTCCAATAAGCTGATCGACATTAAAAGCTGTTAAAAGAGGAGGAACTTCAGCATGAAGACAAAGAATTTAGCGCTTACCAACGGAATCGTGGGATTAGTTGGCGGAATCATCTTATTATTTGGGGGCTGGTTTGTCGCTGGTGGCGCCCTAAGCGATGCGGCAACTGGATCAGCAACAAGCACATCAGGTACAGTGGCTTTATTAAACATTTTGAAAATTGCCATTTTAGCACTAGGCATCATTGCATTAATTTATTATAAAGGCGATTCAAGAGTAAATACTGCACCAGGTGTTTTACTAATTGTCGGCGGCGCAATCGCACTTATTCCATTCTTAGGTTGGATTGGCGGAATTATCGCAATTATTGGTGGTTCTTTATATTTAGCTTCCCTAAAGAACTTTAATCAACCACAACAATAACACAATGCACTATTTTGAAGGATATACCTCAGGTGTCAAAGGCGTATTAGGTGCGAACTTTAACGTTACTTTCACCAATGGAACATTGAGTGGTAAAACTCAATCTGGTATGAAATAGCAATTTATAACTGGCCCTTAGTTGGGCTTTCACGCGAGCGTAGTTCAACGGTAGAACAGTACTCCTTTGAATTGCTAACTAGATACTTTCAGATGTAGGTTCGACTCCTGCCGCTCGCATTGTAACAAATAACCCATACTACCGCTTACTTTAGTACGTACATCGCGTGGGCGTAATTCAATGGTAGAATAACGATTTCAGCCCTTCTCTCTCGTTTGAAATTGTTATGTAGGTTCAATCCCTGCCACCCACTTTTAAAAGAAAGAAGGTAAGATTATGGATAAAGATATGTCGAAATATGAACTCATAGATAACATTACTAATGACTTAACCTCTTTTATTAATCTGTATGCTTTCGTTTATCTTACAAAAGATAGCTACTCAAGGAAAGAATGTGACCGCATAATCCAAGGAATGGAAAGAGATATGGTTGATCGTCTTAAGCAAAAATAATTGTAGGTACATTCTAATTAACTGTTGAGCCGACCAAAACCCATTGTTGGCTCTTATGCGAGTGTAGTTTAGTGGTAAAACGACAGCCTTCCAAGCTGTAGTCGCGGGTCCGATTCCCGTCACTCGCTTAATACCCCAATTGGGGTATATATTTTGAGTTAAAAAGAACATATGTTTGGGAATGTCAACCTATTGTTATTTCCAGTTGGGAGGAATAAAACATGTCAGTAACCAAACTTAATAATGGTAAATGGCAAGCCCGTGTCTCTTATAAAGATGATGACGGTAACTATAAGTCGGTTACTCATTTAGAAAAGCGCAAAACTGACGCTGTTGAGTGGGAAACTAAAACTAAGAATGCTCTGCTGGAAGGTGCTGACTTATCACGTAGTACCGAGAGTCTAAAGCATTACTTTCTTGATTGGATCAGAATTTACAAAACTGACGGTGTATCGCGTCATACTCACGAGCTATATATGGGCAACTGGCGTCACGTCTCTGCATATTTTAAGGATAAACCTATGAGCGCAATTAAACGTCCAGATTACCAGAAGTTCCTGAATGAATTTGGCCGCAGTCATGGAATTGCCACATCTCACAAGCTTCATCAACAAGTACACACTGCAATCAAGGACGCCGTAGCTGATGGTATTCTAAAACGAGACTTTGCTTACAAGGCACACGTCACTGGACGCCCTCCTAAGCCCGTAGAGGAAAAGTATTTGACGTTGTCCGATTATAAGAAGCTGCGTAAATACCTCATTAAAACGGCTGATTATGACCACATGACTATGCTGATGATGCTGTTTCAATTAGAAACTGGAACCAGGTTCGAGGAAGCTGCTGGTCTGACGTGGGATAATTTGGATTTGAATAATGGAATAGTTCACATTAAACAGCAGTGGGACGCCCGTAGACAGACTTTTAGTCCAACTAAGGGAAATGGACAGGCCGATGGAGATATAACCATAGGACCCGCCTACTGTCGTTTTATGAGGAGCTATCGTAGCACGCAGAAAGATTATTTAGAATTGCACGAAATGAAGAATCCTAAGAACCTCGTATTTTGGTCTAAACTAGGAAAAATCGTGGGCAATGGGAATGCAAACGAAGAGCTAGGACGTATTTGTAACCGTCTAAAGATCAATAAAGTTACAACACACGCCATGAGACATACACACGCTTCGATTCTTATCTTAAATCATGAGTCCCTTCCCTATGTCCAACATCGCCTTCGACATCAGAAACTAGAAACGACCGTTAACACCTACGTCCATCTTATTGAAGAAGAAAACGGCGTGTCAGATAAGAAGGCCACCGAGCTAATGGACGAAGGATTTTAGAAAATGTTAATTTTGTGATTGCTGTATTCCTTGTGCCACAAGGGATTACAAAATCATTTGTTAATTTTTCTTCCAAAAACTGCTATATTTTGGCTACTTTTTTCGTTTTTGGAAGAATCGTGGAAGAACATATCGTGTTTGAGCGGTTTTCGAGTGTAAAACAAAAGCACCAAAACGCCTTTATATCAGCGTTTTGGTGCTTTGTCGTTTCTCTATATTTGTCAACTTATCACCCGCACGGGGATCGAACCCGTAACTCCGCCTTGAGAGGGCGACGTCTTAACCAATTTGACCAGCGGGCACAAATTCATTTATTATCTTACCGAATGATAAGCGGCTTGTCAAATATAATTAAGATTTTTGCCACCTAAAAATCGTCACAACAACTAAACCAACAAATAAGAGCAAACAGTAGACCACACTACACCAAAAAACGAAAGTCAATAATTGCGGTAACAAAAAGCTGCGCATAACTGCTAATCCGATGGCCGTGACCGCCCATACGATCAATTGTTGTCGCAGATGATCGAATAAATGATCTAATTCTGACTTCGACATACACTCACCTTCCATTTAACTAGTTTAGCCACCAACTGATACGATATTCAAGCAAAAATGCAAAAAATAGACACAAAGTTTCAGCAAAGTCTTGACAGTATTTGCTGGAAAAGTTACTATTAAATAGTTGTTATTGGGTATTCGCCAAATTGGTAAGGCAGCGGACTCTGAATCCGTAATTTACTGGTTCGAGCCCAGTATACCCAATATTCGTTATCAGCTGTTATCATTGGTTGTCAAAAACACCGTGATTGCAGCTTTTTTATTACTTTAGTTTATCATTAATTGTCATCTCTTTTCACTAAAAGTCAGCCAAAAGGACAGCCAAAAATATAACAAAAAAGCCACTGTTTCCAGTGACTTAATACTTGCGCGGGGCAGTGACTGTTAGCCAACTTTGGTTAGCAGTTTTTTTCGTTAGGCCATTAGTCTAACGCTTATTATCAAGGCAATGACTGCAATAGTAATGTGTATCACAAAAATAACCTTTCTTATAGTTTTAGGTTCATGATAATCAAACGGCCACTGAATAAAGTCAAATACTGACAGAATCATAAAGTTAAACGCTAATAAATTTAGCCCATAAACAGTCACCGGCATAGACAAGCTGAAAGCCATGCGGCCATATTGTAATATGCTACATGTTATCAAATATGCCGGAACAATCAACAATGTAATATTTACAGTAACTTCGAACAACCATTTTTTAATGAAATAACTCATTTACAAGGACACTCCAGTAAATATTTAACTGCACATTATTAATTATACAGTAAAATTGTTGAAGTTTGGCTATAGTAGCATTCAAACCGTTAGATCACTGTAAAATTTTGCAAAAGCGTGTAATGCTTCATTCTTCATATAATTAAACTTGCTAACACTAACCGATAATTGGTTACAAGCTTCATTGCGGGTGAAATGCTTCTCAATAACGTAATCATGTAAAATAAATTGATATTGTGGATCATCAATTGCATTTAGGGCGTCTTCGACTTCTTTTAGCTGGTAAGACAGGTCAACATGGTTTATCAGGCGGCTTTCAGCGCCGTTTCGGCTGCTATGGCTTGACACTCCATCGAATGAGGGGCTGGAAACTTGATTAAAAGCCGTCAAATCACGTTTTAGTTTGGCATATTGCTTTAATAAATTACGAATTTTCTTAACATCTTGACGCATCGGAATCACACTTTCTGATCCCAGATATATGTATAAAAAAGAGGCTCGGGGGAAGAGCCTCTCACTATAGGATATGATAATCGCCGTTATTACGGGAAAGTAATATTAGGACAAATTACAACATTAATTTTAGTACCAATCATTTCATATGTCAATCCTAAGCTTCAATTTTTCCACGCAGTTGTTGAATCATACTGACAACTTGATACGGTGTCTTTGTCATATCAGTTACTCTGTTTTGATACCAGAATTGTGTCAGCAAGGACACCGCAAAATCGTACTGTTTATAGACAGTCAGATCTTCATTCTTGCTAACGGCCGTCTGCACGTAGTCCTTAGCGGCGTCTAAATAGCTTTGAATCATTGGATCATCTTCGGTTACATCGATTCGCAGGCTTAGTTTAATGTCGTCTACAGTCACTGACAACTAATCACTTCCTCATAAGTTTAACTTTACTCTCATAAAATTATATGGTATAAGTATAGAGTACTCATTGCTCGGTAGTTCAGCGGTAGAATAATTGACTGTTAATCAAGAGGTCGCTGGTTCGATCCCAGCCCGAGCAGTTTCCAAAACACATATTTATCATAAAAGGCCGTGACCTTGAAGTCACGGCCTTTTTATTACCAAGTCATAGCATAATAGATTACCTCAAACACTTTAAAAGCAACATATGCGGCGAATACATACGTGATGATAATACCACTGTATGCAAGGATAAATGTGTTCTTCATGGAATCACTCCTAAAATTATAGCTGCACGCTCTATTAAAATCTGATAAGCGTTATCATCATACTATCACTTGTTGCTTGAAATCCCACTCATTTTGTCTTCCTATTTACCAGCAGTCGCAGTTCCTAACGCCACGTTGATTACAGCGGTTTTATCAATCACTTCATAATCATTCCGCACAATTACGGAAAGACCTTGGCTGAACTGGTCGAACTTGTCCCATTGGGCAGTTACTTGGTTACGCCGGAAAACAGCCACCGCTTGTGATAAGTCCCCCGCAATCATTGGGAACGTCCCGTCCGCGTTGTTAGCCAGTAATTTATCACTGATCATGACGACTGGTGCCCCTAATAAGGTGAAACCACTGGGTGCTGTTGGATTAGGCTGTAATAAGTAACGGCCCTCGGTGTCCTTGAGTGTATCAAGGTAATTAAACCCGGATTGGTTCACTAGCCACATCTTGCTCAAGGCGGGATCTAACGTCACGTTGAAAATCTTTTTAAGATCATCAATACTGGTGGCCGTTGCTTTAGCAAAGCTACTACCCGTTAACAGTCCCATGATCTGCGTGTTGTCCGTGTTATCAACCAATTGTTGTAATTGCGTTTTGACTTCACTGACAATATCAACTTCGGCGTCTTCCACTACTTCGTTAGATAAGGCAATTTTACCCGCCCGGGTCTTCACATCAAACGGCACTTCCGTAAACATGTTTGCGTCAACGTCGGCAATGTCCGCTAGTTCGTTCTTAGTAGCCAGCACCGCAGATTGTTGACTAGTGGCAATTGGATAAGTCCCGGAACCGCTAGAAACTTGCTTAACCGTTGCATATTGGGCAAGGTTGTACTTAGATTGCTTTAATTGGAAAACAGGGGTAATCAGTTCCTTAGGAATAACGGCACTGGCACCGTCCGTCTTTAAACCGTCCCGAGTTTCCCCGTGCGTCCGGACATATTGTTCAAAGGCGGGAATACCAGTTTTGTTTTCGTTGCCATTGTCGTTGTTATTGGGATCAATAATTGTTTGTTTTGCCATGTTATCAGGCTCCTTTTCTTGGTTAATAAATTTTTCATAGCTACGGGTATCAACTTGAACATTGGTATCGTCATAAGCGGGAACAGCAACCACTGAAACATCGAACAAGCTCTTAACTTGATTAATGGTTCGGGTGATATTGCCATCATCATCTTTAGCCCATTCATCGGTGTTGTCGTCACTATCAAATCCAAATGAACAGGAATCAACGTTCCCACTTTGAACTTCTTCGTATACATCATTAGCAAAAGACGTATTTGGTAGTTGCGCAATGAAATGTAGCCCCTTATCGTCCGTTTCTAGCGTTAACGTGCCCGCCTTGACACTGGCTAACACTTGGGTATAGTCGTGGTTATTAAGCATAAGAACGTTTGATAAATCGACACCATCAAGGGCCTTGGGGGTTACAATTTCGGTGAAACCGCCTAAATCTTTGCTTGGTGAATTCCATACAATCGCATAACCGCTAATTGTTTTGCCCTTAGATGTCTGTGAGTCTTTAGGTTGCGGGTCTGCTGAATTTTCAGCTGGCCCGTCTACCAGTGTTTCTGGCTGTGGTGTTTGTGCTCGCAACTCGGCGTCAATCGTTAACCGTCGGTCTTGTTTCATAAATTAGTCACTCCATTCTTTTGTAAGTTTAAGAAAATATCGCCATTGTCAGTTGGGGGTAAGCCAATCTTGGCACGGGCTTCATTGCGGCTCATAATGCCGCCCGTATAACCCGCTACGGCTTGGGCTTGCTGGGTCTGGGGGTCAAGGCTCAATAGCTTGTCCGTATTAAACGTGAAGTCATGACCAAGCTTAAATGATAGCTCGCTGGTAAAGCTATCAAAGTAATGTTGCAACGTGCCTTGCAGATACTGCACGCCACTTTGCTCTTGGTTAGAATGATCATTTTCAACCCCTAAGCGCTCCGGTGGTAAGCCAAAGGCTTTAGCAATTTGTCGGGTCGTCCAGTCATTCGAATTGACCAGCTTTAATACATCGGTATTTAAGGATAAGTTGCTAATGTCCATCGTATCGTCAGTCACAATCGTGTTGATCGCGTTGTCACCCGTATTGGCTTCATCAAACTGGTTGCGAATATTGCCCTTAGCTTCCGGTCCTAAATCAGATTGATGGACTTTAATAATCGTGGTGCCGTGCACACCAGCAGTAAAAAAGCCGGTTAGCAATTTATTGCCGGCCGACTGAATCTGGCGCTCATCTTTGAGGGCATATAGAGGACTAATTCCCGATACGCCGTCTTTGGTGAAATATTTGAAATGTAAAATGTTGTTAGGCGCGATCTGACGACTGTTACCACCAATCGGGGTATAGGTGTAGGTTAACGCCCCACTGACGTCATCTTGTTCAACTGTCAATTGGTTATTGGCAATCAATTTCAACGTATGGTTAGGCAAAATCTTCGCAAAACTATTGCCATTGAGTAACAGGTTGGCCGCCAACGCATATTTGAAATGGTAGCCGTCCATTTGGCTATTGGGGGTCTGATTAATCATCGTGTTAAAAATGGCCGTATCGCAAACAATCGGATTGCTGGCAATGTCGCTCGCAATAATGTTAATTGCCGCGTAAATGTCACTATTACGCAACACCGCCGCACTCACAAACGTATACGGGTCATTGCTTGATAAACTAACCAAGGCGTCAGCTACCGGATCATGCGTGCCGCTGGTGGTACTGCTTTTAACGAAGAAACTCATTTAATCACCTCTTTGCTTTTCATAATTAATTAGCAAGGCCAACAAAATCATGGCTATGCCAGCCAATATTAACCCCGCTTGCCAACTGATCCAGCAGCCAAAACCAGTCACTAAGCAGATTAAGCCAATCACCAACAAGATCGTTTGTACATAATCAGAACAAATCTGCCGCAGTCGCTGTTTTGTAGTAATCTTCTGCATGTTGTTGATCCTCACTTTCTTGGTAATAGTCCATACCCGCTACAAACGCGTTAATCAACGCCGCAATCGGGTCAATCCGGTTACTATTGCGGGCTTTATCTAGTTGCCAACCATTGTTTAGCACTTTCAAGATGGCGTTATTGACCGCATAAGCGAGAATCTTGTTACCGTTATGTTTAATCTTGTCATCGTAAAGCTGATCACGAAAATTGCGGGTTGGAATATTCAAAGTCTTGGTGCCTTGTCGCACTTCAAACAGTGGGTAGCTTAATTTCTCGAATTTTGTAATTAACGTTTGCGCGTTATATGGGTCATACGCGACGGCTTTCACTTTCCAGTTGTATTTTCCGACTAGTTTTTGTACAAAATCAAATAGCTCGTCATAATCAATAATGCCACTATCTAATCGAGTAATACTACACTCACCAGCGCGCTCCATTGACCGGTAATCAATCCCATCACGTTTAATCTTAGAATCAAGGCCGTACTTAGTGCCCACAAACGAATGACTATCACAATAAAACTGACCATTGCCAATTGGTATCAACCAACTAACCGCGGTCAAGTCATTACTTTTTGATAAATCAATGCCAATATAGGCGTCACGATTATGTAAGTCGGGTACCTTGGCCAATTTACCAGCGGCCCAATCGTCGGCTGAAATATAGCTGTCCTCACTGGCTTGCAACCACATATTGAAGTTCTTAACCAGTACCGGAATGAGATTATTTTGTTTAATGGCAAGGTCAACATCGGCCTGAATCTTTTCCGTCATGCGTTGTTTAACGTGTGGTTCACTGAATAACGGGTTAGCCTTGATCCAGTTGGCTTGATCGTAAACTTCTTCGCGGTCGTCCAGTTCCCAGATTGCCACAAAATAACGGTCAGCTTCGGTTTTGCCCTTTAAAACGTCCGTCAGCATGTCATATTCGGCGTGCATTGGAACGTTAAGGTTAAGACCCGAGGTGGAAATCACCGCCAGCAGGGAATTATCCTCTTGCGCCTGACCAGACTTTAAAACGTTGTACACCTTGCGGTCTTTAGCTTCGTGCCATTCATCTAAAATAACGGTAGTCCCGGCATAACCATCAAGCGTACTGGTATCACTGGCAAGGGCTAGGGCTTGCGAATCAGTTTCTAGGTCGGTAATGGCTTGTTTCTGTACCTTAATCCGTTGCCGCATGTACTTTGATTGCTTACGGACTTGTCGTAGCCCACTTGATAGCATGTCGTAGCCTAATTTAGCTTGTTTAAGGGCGTTGCTGACGAATAATACCTGTCGGTTACGGGCGGGCTGACGTTCTCTTAAAAGCCCATTAGCGGCCATACCAGAAGCCAGATAGGTTTTACCGTTCTTCCGAGCCATACTAATGAATGCTCGATCATAGCGCCGATTACCGGTTGCTTTTTCACGCCAGCCATACAGCTCACTGATAATCCATTTTTGAAAGGGTTGCATGGTGAGTTTGCTACCGTCAGTCTTAGGCATTAATTCGATAAATTTAACCGCCTGTGCCGCTTTGTCTTCGTCATAGTAGAACGGGAAGCTGTCTTCTTTAGAACGGCTTAAATCGCGTTTAAATCGCTCGCACGCCCATTTAATCTTTTGACCAGCCAACACTTGGCCCGATAAAACTTGGTCAACATATTCAATCATGACAACATCGCCTCGAAAGTATCTTCGGGTGTCTCATCTTTCTGCTTGTTTAATTCCATGCGGGCCCGGCTCGATAACGACATGCCTAAATCATTGGCTAAGGCTTTTAAATCTTTCATCGCTTGTGACTGCAAGGCCACGTAAGGGTTCGGCTTACGTACACCAGTATCTTCATTAGTTTGTACCAGTCCGTTCTTACGAATATCATTCTCACAAGTCTGTACCGTTGCATAAGCGCGGCAATAACTGGCTAACATGGCCCGGTCAAGTTCACTAATTGGGGTATTGGCCTTTAAATAAGGCGCTACCCGTTGCCATTCAGTTAAGGCCCGATCATGTAACCAATCTGGCGGGGTTAAATCAAGCACCGGATAATCAAACAAGGCCCTTTCAGCGTCTTTACGTTGATCACGCTCATCATTGGTTAAATGTTTCTTCATACTGGCTAAGGCTTTTACTTTTTGGCTCATTCGGAGCACTCCTTTCGTTTAAATTTACGTACCAAAAAGCCCCCACGGGTTAGACCCATAGCGGCTGATTGATACATATATCCAGAATTCGTTTATTATACCTATATTATCGCACATATTCCGAGAAAGTGCAATTAATAACATGTTTATATTTATACATCACCCCCTGACTGTTTATTTGTTCAAATTTCGCATTATTAGTAGGGATATTTCACAATCCAGCAAAATCAGCAAAAAATCAAAGTTCAAAAGGGACTTTTATAAACCCAAAAGTCCGTCTGTCGCTCCTCTCGGGTCGGCCATAGCCCCCCCATATCAACGTTTCTGGGCTGTCATGCCGTTTTGAATTAGTCTCGTGGCCGAAAATTAAGCCGCCAACTTGAATTGCAAGTCGAAAATTTCTACTCACTAACTCACCCGAAAATTCAGGGCAGTATTCCGCACTTGTGAGGAAACATCTTTGCTGTCCAACTCAGCCGAAAACTCGTCGCAGTCAATTGCCAAGTTGGGCAACTTAGACGCAAAATGCGGGTTGGTTAACTCGGTCGAAAATTTCGACTCAGTAGCTCGGCTGAAAGTTCAGCGCAGTATTGCGCAGATCTATTGCCTAAGTTAAACTTAGCCAGTCTGGTTCACTCAGCGGAAAACTCCGCTCAACTAAAAAGCGCCGCACCTTTCAGCACGACACTCATTGGTTATTTAGTTGGTTGTTCCCGTTGTTCTCTAGCCAGTCTGGTCTTCCGGTTATGATGTCGGTAACACAATGGTTGTAGGTTACTTTCATCTAAGCGACGTGACCAGTCGTCTTTGATTTCAATAACGTGGTCGACCACATCGGCTTTACGGATCACCCCATCTTGGTAGCACTGTACGCATACCGGATTGCTTTCAAGGAACCGCCGTGACAACTTGCGCCACGCTGACGACTTGTAGAACTGTTGATACTTGCTCTCGTCAGAATCATACATGCGTTTGTGATACCGCCACTTGTTAGTCGCCTTGTGGTGCTTCTCACAGTAGCGTGTATCATAGGCAACTAGCGTCCGACAACCCGGGTGCTCGCATTGCTTCATTGGCTTAGCCATGACCGTTGACCTTGGTTAGTGTGACCACGTCATAAGCATTCATCTCGCTATCAGAACTGACACCAGCAACGCGATACGTAACCCCATCTAGTATTGCTTCCAAGGTCGTTGTGATCCGATCGTCATGGCGCACCACAATTAGCTGGTTAGTTGTCGCAGTCGTACCAGTAAGGCTAATCGTGTTACTGATGGTCAACGTATACTCACCACACCAGACAGTGAACAGTGGCACGAATTGTTGCTTGGTTGTGCCGTTTATTGGATTTTCAACTGACTTGACGGTGCCAAACTGTACCCGCTTATTTAGTCGACTTAGATTATAGTTCTTCATCGTCATCACCAGTCCTATAAACCAATGCTTCACAATAGATCACTTTTGAATCGCTCACCTTAATAAAATCAAATTCTACATCTAACAGTTCGTCATCAATATCTTGTGCTTTGTCGACTTCCGAAACTTGCGCAAATAACTCCTCCATATTGTCAGCATGTACCATCTTAATTTTCATTATTTAAACTCCTTTTATTCTCTAAAATATTGCTTCTTAACTACATCAACAACATGATGATTTGCCAACAGGTCATAGTAATAGTAGTTATATGTTTCCCTGCTCATAATCATTACTAGTGAAGACTGGCCGGGATAATACCAATCTACTTTGCTATCAAATATCACGCCCACTAAATCAAGCGACAAGACGTGCTCCGCTATTTTGCTATGAACGCTATCGGCCGGCCCATAATCATGAGCAATTGCAACAATTCGTGTAGTTCCACTTACCTTTTGCAATTCGGCATGATCCAACCAATCTCCAAGGTAAGGTGGTGTGTCATACTTATTACCCGCATTGTATGAACGATCACCTGCTAGTAGTTTTTCAAGACTATGTGGGCGTTCATACACGGCACATTTATCAAACTTAAATACGTCTTCAAATTTTTTGAGATTTTCTGAACTGCTATATTTTGTGTCTCTCAATAATTGCATTTCTTGCCATTTCATACGTGTTTCCTCCTAGAACTGGAAATGTTTTTTTTAACGTGGTCCACTTGGTCCGGTGGTCCAAACGTTGATATATCAGCACTTCAAAGACACCCTGACGTGGTCCATTAGGTGGTCCAACGTGGTCCACTTGGTAAATTTCTGATTAAACTTCGCGCATATACCCATGTAGACGTTGGCCATTCATTCTAATTCGTTGACTTTTCCAACCGTCCATATTGTCCATTAACAACTTAATTCGCTTAGCTTCCGAGTTTGTTCGCCCGGTTAAATAACGATCAACTGTTTTATGGAAGACAACTTCCATAATTTCCCGAGTTGTTGTTTGATTGAGTAGTTTCCGTTTATTACTAACTTGATCTTGTAACCACTTAGATTGCTGACCGTAGTCACTAACATAGCTTTGTTTTAAGCTGGTACTCATTTTTCCCCAATCTGTGGGAACTTCCATTGCTAAAAACGCTTCGATGGCATCTCGCATAGGGTCGACAGCTTCCGCAGCCATCTGATACGCCTTAGCCTCTTTCACAGTGGCCTGATCCAGATATAGCAGTTCACCATTCCTAAACCAGCACATGGCCTCCGCCAATACTTGAAGCATGTAATTCTCGTCCGGGTGCCATACATCTAGCTTAGCCTTGTTGACCCCACATTTAATTGGATAGAAGCGCCGTTCACCGGTCGCGTCCTTTAAATAGTCGGTTTGGTTAGTCGTGCCAATAAATACGCATTTACGCGGGTGTGGCAACGCATAGCGGCCGTAACTATTCCGATATGTGTCGGATTGTGCACTAATAAAATTTTTAATTCCCTCAACGTCCGTTTTTTTCATGGCGGAAAGCTCGGCAACTTCAATAATCCAACTACCTTGTAACTGTTGATAATCGTCTTTCTGCTTCCCCATTCCTTTCAACGAATCATTGAATTTATCTGGGTATAGATTCTTACCAGCCGTACTCTTGCCAAGTCCTTGGCTTCCCTCTAAGATAGGGACAATTTCAAACTTAACTCCGGGAACATAGGCCCGGGCAATAAGACCAGTTAGCCATTTCTTAGTGATGGTGCGGGTGTAGTGATTATCTTCGGCACCTAAGTAATCAATGAAATAACGTTCAGCACGTGGCTGGCCGTCCCATTCTACCGCTTCAATACGAGCCTTAACCGGATTGATTGTCTTGCGGCGTGCTTCTGTAACTACCGCGTCGGTAATGTTTTCCTTGCTGAATAACAAGTTGTAATGATCTTCAATATAACTTCTCAATAACGTGTCATCACTATCATTCCAAAAACCTTTTTTGAACAGTGAGTTGTCTGCTTGTGGTGTTTTGACAATTTGTTCCGAGAACTCGTCAAAGACAACTAGTCCTTTCAACATTTCGTCATGTTCCATAATTAAACGGATATTGTAAAGAGACTGTGTTTTGATCCCATCGTCCGAATTTTTTTTGAAATCATTCTGCCAATCAGCGTCACGTTGCATTTTGATAACATTATTGGCCGCTTCTCGGGTCTCTGCTGGTAAATCCATTGCTTTGCCCATTAATGAACCCCCTTACTCTCTCGTTTTAAAATGGATTGAAAAATCACATTAACTTCCTTGCTTGGTAGTGCCGGATCAACGAACGAATCATTGATCACTGACAGCATGTTATAGACTGTCTTGGGATCAGCACCGACGCCAAACATACGACCGGCAATTTTAGTTAACCAAGCATTGCGATTACCTTGGGTTGTCCCAGTTACCATTTCATCTAACAAGCGACCGGTATACTTCTTTTGGCGTGTGGCATAGGCGCGTTCTGACGGCCAGTTCACTTTTTGCCCCGTCAACTTATCAACTAGCCATTGAGGAGCCGGCTTAATATCAGCCAACGTTCGGCCACCTAAGGGTTCATACACTTTGCCGTTAATCTCACTTGGTGCAATCACCGTGAAGTCACTTAGCAAGTCAATTCCGGGCCAAACGTCAATTTTGCGAACCTTAGCACCCACGTATTTAAAAAAGTAATGGACGCCGCCGTTAGCCGTCCGTTCAATGTAAGTATCTTTCGGCAATGTCAGCCCTTGCTTAAATAGTTGTACCAAGCTAGTCCGACCATTTTTAGTTGGCTCGTGCATATCAATGTCAACAACTAATAAATCCGATAAATCTAGCCGCAAGCCTAAGTTGTAAGTTGGGTGCTTTTCGAACCATGCTAAGATGGTGTTCTGGTCACTAGTTGCGGCTTGGTAGCCGGCCACCCCTTTAGGTGGCTTTTTCGTATTCTTAATCAGTGGGTAAACCGCATAGCCTTGTTGGGCCAGCTCAATGGCTTTATCAAGCGTTGCGAACTCTTTCATTTTTCAACACCGCCTAATCTTCGGGACAAATGGCATTGCTAACTTCTAACATCACACTAGCAATATTCAATAGATTATTTTCAAGGTTGCTTGATTGCTGGCTCTTAAAGAAATAGTCACACCAATCACTATCATATTTCGTAACAGTCATTGCCATTGATAAATTATCAATACTTACTTTCAATGATTCCCACGCCGTTTCTAATTTTTCAGATTGTTCCACTAATTCACTATTTGTCATTTTCCATTCTCCTTATTCGTGTTAAAATAAGGGAAAGCATATTTTTGATTATCTCTTAGACCTACTACTCGCCAAAGTAAAGTAGGTCTTTTTTGTATGCTTTCCCATGCGACTGACCTCACATTCCAAAATAACGACGCGGGTTCTTGATTAACTTAACCACCACGTTGCCAACAAACGACACAATCATAAACTTGATTGCCCATAAGATTGCTGTTGCTATCATAAAATCACCTCCCTTAAATTTATTCTGCCCCCGCACGGTACAATTAAATTTTATGTGCTTCCATGAACTTATCAGCGTCTAGTTGGTCAATACGTTTTGTACCGTTGATTGCAACTACTCGTAAACCCTGCTTAATATATTTGTAAAGCGTGTTGTATGACTTGATATTTAAGCAGTCCATAGCTTGCTTATATGTCATATAACGTGGCAATTCTTTCTTCATTCTATTTCGTCTCCTTTAACAATACTTTTTGTCTTACCAACGAGTTCATCATATATTATACATTTTGTCTTGTCAATAGTTAAAAATACTTTTTGTCTTGTTTCAATCTTGTTAATGGCTTATACTTCTTTTAGAGGTGATAACATATGAAAAACAGGCTTAGAAAACTACGCAAGGAAAATAGCCTAACCTTGGCTGAACTCTCAGAAATGTTATTTAAACTATCAGATTTAAGAATATCTCCAGATTTATTAAGCAAATATGAACGTGGCGAAAGAAATCCTAAAAAAAGTGTGTTAGTAACGCTATCAGAAATTTTTAAAGTGCCACCTCTCTATTTAAATGGAACTAAAGATGTTCATTCTCTTATAAAAGATGGCGCCATTTCAAAAATGAAGAGCCAAAACTTGAATATTGGCATATCAGAAGACAAGGGGGGATATTCTTATGAAAAAATAAATGAGTACCTAGAAGACTGTATTGATAACAACCCGCTTATAGATTATATTTTTAGTAATGAGTCTGATTATAAATCACTCAATGACAAAGTTAATCAAGCAATATATGTTGTATCTGAATATGTACTATTAAGAGTAGAGACTTATGATTTTAGTGTTTCTGGAATGTTAACATACTTGTATTTAGAACTTGATCATGCAGGAGGAAAACTCGTTGATGATAATTTGAACTTGACCCAAAAGCAAAAAGACAATATGGCACAAGTAGTCCCAGAATTTAAAAAGATCCGGGAAAATGCTATCCATTCCCTATTGAAACTAGCCAAAGATAAGAATTTTGAGTTTGAAGAGGAAAACGCTGTTTCACTAGACTTTTTTAAAAAAATAGATTCGTCTAAGTAA